CATAGACGGCCTCCGGCATTACGCGTTCAGCCCCGAGACCGCGTTTCAGCCGCATCCCGCGACCTGGCTCAATCAAGCGCGGTGGGAATACGAACCGGACACGGCGCCCGTCACGACGCTGCATGAGCGGGGCGATAGTGGCGCCACCCGCAACGTCCGCGACTTCCAACTCGATTTATTGACACCGCTGGATGAGTTATTCCCGCATGGCGATGACCCCTTCCAAAACGGATCTGGCCCGCGCGCTCGCCTGGGTCACGCGCCTGGCGCTTTTGACCTCTGGGGGCAGGCAACCCCCATCGCAGGAACAGCTTGGCCTTTACGCGTTGACGCTGGCGACTGAGATGCCGGCGCACTGTCTGACCGATGCGAGTCTGAGCGTGATCGCCAACGGGTGCGAATATTTCCCGGCTTTCAGCGTGTTGAAGACGGGGCTTGAGGGTTGGATCGTCGAGCGCCAGGCCATCGCCGGAGCGCGAGGAATTGAGATGCCCGCCATCGTTCTCGAACGCATCATGGATGGATGCAACGGCCAACCCGGGCCGAAACTCGCGGCATGGTTGAACGGCAAGGGCGTCTGGCCCGACGATCGCGGTGTGTGGCCTGGCAGCGTCAGGGTGACCGCTGAGCGGGTTGAGGCGGTTCGGGACTGGTCTGACCCTGGCAAGATCGCGGCGGCTCTCAGGGGCCTGCGTGGGCACCCCAGGGAGGCGATGCTCACCGGGATGCTGCACGGTCTCGTGTCGCGGCACGCGCCGGGGAACCTGCACTTGTTCGATGCCGTGCGGTTGCCCGTTCCAGTCGATTTCCCGTCGCCCGATGACGCGATCGTTATCGACGGCGGGCTTTTTGGGGAGGGATGACATGGCCGCGCACCTGACGATGGTTTCACGTGACGGGTTTTCGCTGACCGAGGCGCTGGACCTCGCCAAACGCATCGGCCGGGGTGAACTGATCCTCGTTGAGCCGATGGACGATGAGGAAGGCGATGTGACCGTTCGCGAGCGCGATACGATCGTCGCCGCGCTGCGGGCGTTCGCGTGAGCGACTACGCCGCGTTCCTGGCATCGAAGGCGCCGGCCGACGCGCCGAGCGGCCTGACCATCGTGCCGCCCCTGTGTCCCGCCCTCAAGCCGTTCCAGGCGGCGATCACGGCATGGGCTTTGCGCCGAGGACGCGCGGCGATCTTCGCCGGGACCGGACTCGGAAAGACCCTGATGCAGTTGGAATGGGCGAACAACGTCACGGAACACACCGGCCTTCCCGTGCTGATCCTTTGCCCGTTGGCCGTCGCCGAGCAGACCGTCGCCGAGGCGGACAAGTGGGGCATCCCTGGCGTGGCCTACGCGGCGGACCAATCGCAAGCGGTGACGCCCATGGTCGTGACGAATTACGAACGCTTCGAGAAGTTCGACATCTCGCGGTTCGTCGGGATCGTGCTTGACGAGTCGGGCATCATCAAGAGCCACGACGGCGCGACCCGCAAGCTGTTGACCGAGGCGTGTCGCGATGTGCCGTGGCGGCTGTGCTGCACCGCGACGCCGAGTCCGAACGACTACACCGAGTTGGGTCAGCACTCCGAGTTCCTTGGTGTCATGGACGCGAAGGAGATGCTCGCGATGTTCTTCGTCCATGACGGTTCGATCCGCGCGAACGACGCGACACAGGGCAACGACGGATGGCGGATGAAGCGACACGCGGCGGCTGACTTCTGGCGCTGGCTGGCGTCATGGAGCGTGATGGTTCGCCACCCGCGCGACCTTGGCTTTGACGAACCGGGTTATGACCTCCCGCCGCTCAATCTGCATCAGGTCACGGTCGCGGCCGAATACAAACCCACGGCCGGCGAGTTGTTTCCGATGCTGGCATCGACGCTATCGCAACGGATTGGTGTGCGGCGGGACACGGCGGCTGATCGGATTTCCCATGCTGTAAATATAATTTGTAACCCGGACCACTTTCGTTCTAAATTGCCACCATGCTATCAGACGAAGCAAAGGAACGACGAAAGGCCGCCGCTCGCGAGCGATACGCCACGGACCCAACCCGCAAACAGGCGGTCAAAGACGCCGCTCTCAAAAGTAGACGAACCGACGCGGGTAAAACCTACATGCGAGCCTATTACGCCGCTCACAAGATCAATTGGAACAAGAGAACCCAAGAGCAAAGAGATTCTTACAACGCAAAACGCAGGGAAAAATACGCCTCTGATCCAGAATTCAGAAAGAAACTCATCGAGCGGGCAAAATCTGTTCCCAGCGGCGCCCCTGAAGAAAAACGAAAACGGCGTCTCAAAGACAGTTTCGGACTATCAATTGAAGAACATGATTTCATGCTCACCAAACAGGGGTGGGGATGCGGAATCTGTGGGCGAGAACATAGCGATACCACAGGTAGAAGGTTGGCCGTCGATCACTGCCACCGAACCGGGAACGTCCGAGGTCTTCTCTGCGGTCGGTGCAATAGCGGACTCGGACAATTCGCCGATAGCGAAGAACTCCTCCGAAAAGCGATCGAATACCTTAATCGTCCACGATCCGGAATCATGGGTAGTTTGGTGCAACCTAAACAGCGAACAAGACGCCCTGGAAAAAAAGTTAGGTGATAAATGCCTATCGGTGTTTGGCTCGCTACCTTCTCATGAGAAGGTCCGGCGGATTGGCCGATGGATGAATGGGGATAGGCCGATTTTGCTTTCTAAACCGTCGATTTGCGGCCATGGGTTGAATCTACAAAGATGCCACCGTATGCTTTTCGTTGGTCTGACCGACAGCTTCGAGCAGGTCTATCAGGCCATCCGGCGCTGCTGGCGCTTCGGTCAGACCCGACCCGTCGAGGTGTATTTCGTCGCGTCCGAACTCGAAGGCAACGTCGTCGCCAACCTGAAACGCAAAGAGGCGGCGTTTGAGTTGATGCTTGATTCGATGTCAATTCACATGACGGACCTGATGCGCGAGAACGTGATCGGTGGCCGCAACGCGACGGTCATTCAATCGGCGAACAAGAGGATGGAACTCCCCGCATGGATCAACTGACGAACTTAGGCGCGATGCCGCTCATCATGGATCAGGCGTCGGGCGATAACTTCCACATCTGGAACGATGATTGCATCGCGGTGATGAAAGGCATCCCAAACGACTCCATTCATATGGCGATATGGTCGCCGCCGTTTTGCTCCCTCTACGTGTTCAGCGACGATCCGCGCGACGTGTCTAACAACCGGAATGACGCGGTGTTTTTCGATCACTATCGGTTCGTGTTGGCCGAGGTCTTCCGCATCATCAAGCCGGGGCGGCTTATCTCGATCCATTGCATGAACCTGCCGACCTCGATCACACGGGACGGCTTCATTGGGATGCGTGATTTTCGCGGCGACAACATCCGGCTTTGTCAGGATGTGGGGTTCATCTACCACTCCGAGGTCGCTATCCGTAAAGATCCCGTGAGCGCGATGCAGCGCACGAAGGCCATCGGTCTATTGCACAAGCAGGTCGTGAAGGACTCCGCGCTGAGCCGGATGGCCATCGCCGATTACATCGTGACGATGCGCAAACCCGGCGAGAACGATAAGCCGATCAGCGGCATCTTCGAGACCTATCACGGCGACGACATGACGGACGCCGAACTGACCGCGTATGCCAACGCCAACTATCAGCCGGGCGGCAACCGCTCGCGCGAGGAAAACAAGTCGATCCACATTTGGCAGCGATATGCCGAGCCGATCTGGACGGACATAAACCAGTCCGACGTTCTCTCCCATCGCGTGGCGCGGGCGGAACACGATGAACGGCACATCAGTCCGCTCCAACTGACGCCCATTCGCCGCTGTCTGGACCTGTGGACCAATCCCGGAGACGTGGTGTTCTCGCCGTTCGCCGGCATCGGTTCGGTGGGCTACATCGCGTTGGAGATGGGCCGGCGGTTCTGTGGCGCGGAGTTGAAGGCGTCTTACTTCCGTCAGGCCGCGTTCAATTTGCGGTTGGCCGAGCGGATGAAGAACGACGGCACGCTATTCGATGCCGCTATGATGGCGGATCAATTCGATGAGGCTGACGAACCCGACGAACTTGAAATAGCCGAGGGAGGGCTGTTCGGTGGCGAGTAAACTGCATCCCGGCGAGTTCGACTGTTACGCCAAAGCCGAACCCGATGAGCCACTGTTCACGTTGCTCGCACGGGACCAGGACGCCGCGACCGTCGTCAAGCTATGGGCATTTCTGCGAAAACAGCAGATCGAACTCGGCATCCGTCCCGAGTCCGATCGCGCGCAGGTATCCGAGGCGATGCGTTGCGCGACCGAGATGGAGATATGGCACCGCGCGCATCGTGTCCGCCAGCAGGTCGCCGAGATCGAGTTTGATGATCGCGGCATTCCGACGACGGGCCAGCACGCACGCAAGGATCGAAACAGCACAAGCGGGGCGTTGGACTGATGAGCGAATGGCAACCGATCGAAACGGCGCCGATGGATGGTCGCACGGTCCTGGTTTGGGCATCGCCGTATGACGATTTGCCCGGTTTCCAGACGACCGCCAGGTATCACCCTGACGCGGGATGGTGTGTTGATGAACTGCGTAAGGCGACGCACTGGATGCCGCTACCGGAACCGCCGCCGTGACCCGCCTGCTTGTTTGCGGCGGTCGCGATTACTCTGATTACTGGACCGTGCACGAGGTTCTCGACGGCTTCCACAAGGCCACGCCGGTCACATGCCTGATCGAGGGCGGCGCGTTGGGTGCCGATCGGTTCGCCCGCGTTTGGGCGGAGCGCAACGGCGTTCCCGTTCAGACATTCAACGCGAATTGGGAACGATACGGCAAGCGCGCGGGACCAATGCGGAATTGGGACATGCTCATGGACGGCAAACCCGATCGCGTCATCGCATTCCCTGGAACGTCGGGGACCGCCAACATGGTCTATCAGGCCAACGTGGCCGGCGTGCCCGTGACGGAGATTATCGAATGACCCGTGGCGACCGCGTGAAGCTGTCCCCGGTCGGCGCCGACCGCAACCCCGACCTCGCGGGGCAGATCGGCATCGTTGACCTCGTGGACGGCCCAGCGGTCGCTGTGGAGTTCCCGGACTGTGAACGCATGTGGTTCAAGATCGAATACGTCGAGCCGGAGGACGCGCCGCCGCCCGCGAGGGGGTTGTTCGGGTGAGCGCGTTCCGTTGCGCTTTTTGCGGCAAGCCGGCGAAGCGGCGCATCGAGTGTGACACCCACGATGATTCTGTCGAAATGTTCCGTTGGTATTGCACAACCATGTGCCAGGCGAACCACGAGACGAACCAGATCAAGCCGCCGCCCGATAGGAGCCTGTTCGGATGACGGTGAACCTCGACGCCATCTTTGACCTACCGCTCCCCGGTCGCCTCAAGCTGATCCTGATCGACCTCGCGCGGTTGAGCGACGTGGATGGTTTCGTGCGCGTCAAGACCCGTGACATCGCGCACCACACCCAATGCAACCCCGATAACGTGGCGCACGGTCTCGTGACGATGTGCGATCGAGGCTACCTTAAAGCGGACCCGTTCAACCGCAACGGCGTCGTCCGCTCGTGGCGCGTCGATGAGAGGTTCCGCTCGCGCGGGGGTGTCCTGGGATGACCGTCAAGGGCGCCGTCTGGTATGCCGATGGTCACGTCGCGCAGAGCCATCATCTGCCGTGGACAGCCTCCGAGGACGTGATCCTGGGGCGTGGCTTCATCGACCGCGACCTCGAAGGCAATGCGTTGCATCGCTGGTGTTCCGCGCACGGTCTGCACCGTTCGGCCGGCGCGATCGACCGGCGGCTGGTGGAGTTATCGTTCTTCGATTCGAAGGTGCCAGTGAAGCACTACCCGGTCGGGCGCGGCCAGGAACGCGGCACGATGGTCAACGGCGACTTCGCCAAACAGGCCAGGGCATCCGCCGCCGCCGAACTGCGCAATCAGATCCGGCTCGCGAAACTGGAGGCAGTCGCTGGCGTGCCGCCATTCAAGCCAAAGGACGTTTGATGCTCAACCACTGGCAGACGCCCACGATCAATGACCGCATCACCGCGCTGCACGCGGCCGGCGTGTCCTATCGCCAGATGCCCGAGCGCATCTGGTCCGAGTTCCGCGTGCGCATCACGAAAGGTATGGCTCTGCGCCGCGCCCGCACGCTTGGCATCACGTCGAGCGAAACGACGACGCCACGGCGACCCGCGATCGAGACGACCGAACCCGGCGATATCCCCGCCTGGCGCACGCCTGAAGCCGACGCGCTGTTGCGCGTGCATTGGCACGACGGTCGCAGCCAGGCATCCATCGCGCGGCTTTTCGGCGTAAGCGAAGACGCCATCGATCGGCGGCGCAAGGCGCTTGATTTGCAGCCGCGTCCGAAACCTGAACTCCCGCCCAAGCCAGAGAAGCCATTGCCCGTGATCGTGCTCGCGCCACCGCCGGTCATCGCCCCGCTACCGCCCGCCGTGGTGGCGCGTGAGCCTGACCCAGGGCCTTGCGACGAGGTGGACCCGTCAAGAGAGGCGACGGTAGAGTCCACGTCCGTCATGGCGCTCCCCAAGGCCAGGGAATGCGTGTTCCCGATGTGGGCCACGAATGAGCGACCGACGCACGTCTACTGCTGTGAGCGGGTCTCGGATGGCATCTACTGCGAGGCGCACGCGGGGGTTTGCTTCACACCCAATCCGATCAGGAGACACCGATGAACAACCCCTCCCGCTACCACCCCGACACTCGCCGCCCGGCCTGGTGGCGCCATCCGACCCGATGGGAACGACGTCAGAAAACGGCCCGCGACCTCGTGGCGTCAATCATCATCGTGGCCGTGGGGTATCTCGTCGCGTTGGCGGGATGGTGATGTGGTGAACAGCCAAACGCCCCGCCAGGGTTGACCGGGCGAGGCGTTGGTGTTTCTCTTGCGGGGTCGCGAGGGCGCTTCCAACGCCGTTCGCGGGACCAACGATGAAGCAGGCATGCGTTGATCTGGTGTCGAGGCGAATTATACGGGTCGCCCGGATAGAATCAACCCCTCATCGTAAATCCCGCCCCGCGATCGGATACGCGCCGATCAAGCGTGTCCGCCGGGATTTCTGAGCGCGGCCCCCGGATCACCGGAACAGGCTCCGGCTACGCTTGTAAGGTCAGACGGAGCAAACGGGAGGTAGTAGCCCCGTGATCCGCGAGGCCAGGATCGGGCGCTGTGACAATACCACAACCCGAAGGGATATCGTGTCGATCGCCTGGCGCGATTATCCTCCCGCTGCTTGTCGAAAGACGGAAGAACCGATTACGCGGTGACGAGCCGCACGGGTAACAGAGCAACCCTACCCGAATATCGAGGCGATTGGCTCGGCTCCAAACCGGCGGCTCCGGGGAGTTCGTTTTCTGAGCACCTTCCTCTCGGATGGGGAAGGTGTGACCCTCACCACCCAGCCCACCAAAGAGTTCTGGATTTCGAGGTAATTCGATGAAGTATGCAACGAAGGTGAAGATGGCAGATAGGTTGCAACGGAGAATCGCCAGTTACATGGAAGACGATTTGCTGGTTGGGGTGGCTGACAAGGTGATTGCGAACGAGCCGCTGTCGGCGACTGAGGTTCAGGTTGCGGTAAGCCATTCAAAAGCTCTGAGGCGATTGGTGGAGTTCAAGAAGGGCAACACTCCGATGGTCATACGGCAAGCGGTCAGAGCGGTTGAGAAGAAAACTGGCTGTGAACCCATGATGATCCCGACGAGAGCAAGCCGGGAACCGAAGAACTTCCGCGCAGACGGCCCCAATTTCTATCTTTCGCCCGCTTGGCGGGATTTAAGATACAGGGCGATCGTTAAATCCCAAGGGAAGTGCGAGTGTTGCGGGCGATCTCGCACGGATGGCGTCGTTTTGCATGTTGATCACGTCAAACCGATCAGCAGATTCCCGGCATTGAGGTTGACGCTGAGCAACCTTCAGGTGCTTTGCGCTGACTGCAACATGGGTAAGGGCGCGTGGGATCAAACTGATTGGCGCGACCGCGAAATCGACCCGCGATACGGCGAACTAACACTCGTGGCTAACAATGGGAGAAGTGTCCGCTAATGCACGCACGCGAAAAACCGGATATCGAGATCGCGCCCTTCGACGATTGGGATCATGCCGCGATGCAGCCGCGCTCGCTCGACGTGATCCCTTTGTGTCTTCGGATGTGGTTCGACGAGCTGGAGTTCGCGGTCAGTCCGTCCGGGTCGGTAGATGGGGACTCCGAATGAAATGCTACGCATCTCGAACCGGAACGCGCCGCAACCTGGCGGCGCTTCGTGTGCGAGGGTGGGGATTGTTGGTTTCTCGCGCCGGAGAGTGGCGAACGGAAGGGTTTGATGACTACGTTTTGGACAATGGTGCATGGGCGGATTTTCAAGCCGGGCGTGAATTTGACGCGGACGGTTTCGAGCGTTTGATTGATAAACTTGGCGCCGGAGCCGCCTGGATCGTGTTGCCCGATATTGTCGCCGGCGGGTTGTCCTCCTTGGAGTTATCACTTCGATGGTCGAACAGGTGCCTTTCGATCTGTCCGTTGGCGCTACTCGCGGTGCAGGATGGCATGACCGAAGACGATATATCGCCTTTCGTGGGCCGCAGCGTTGGAGTGTTCCTTGGCGGTTCTACCGAATGGAAGATTTCAACGATGGCAGCGTGGGGGGCGTTCTGCCGGCGGCGCGGAATTTACTATCACGTGGCCCGCGTGAATTCCGTGAAGCGTATGGCGATGGCCGTGGCGGCTGGGGCGGATAGTGTGGATGGATCGAGCGCCTCACGATACGCGGTGTCGACGCCGAAACTGACCAACGCCTCGCGGCAGCTTGATATGTGGACGCCGGAGCGATTGGTATGACTTATTCGGTCAAAGAGGTATTTTATACCCTGCAAGGCGAGGGCGCGAACCTTGGCCGGCCGGCGGTGTTTATCCGCTTTGCCGGGTGCAACCTTTGGTCCGGTCGTGAAGCGGATCGCGCGACAGCGACCTGCCGTTTCTGCGACACGGATTTCGTTGGCGGCACCAAATACGCCACCGCTGGCGAACTCGCGGCGATTGCCGCCGCATTGTGGCCGGTCGGCGAGCACAAGCGGATGGTGGTGCTGACCGGCGGGGAACCTCTGCTTCAGGTCGACGCGGCGTTACTGGCCGCGCTGAAAGAGGAATGGTTCTACACCGCCGTTGAGACCAATGGCACGCAACCGCTGCCGGGGCATGTCGATTGGCTCTGCGTGAGTCCGAAAGCGCGCGCGCCGATTGTGCTGCATGACGCGGACGAATTGAAACTCGTCTGGCCGCAGCGTGGCGCGGAGCCGGAGCGGTTTGATGACTTCGCCGCGGTGTATCGCTGGTTATCGCCGATGGCTGGCCCGCGACGGGGCGTGAACACACGTTCGGCGGCCGAATACTGCAAAACCCATCCAGCGTGGCGTCTGGCGATCCAGGCGCATAAGTTCTGGCGAGTCAGATAATCACCCCACCCACGTCAGTTGGCGGACCTCGATGACCAGGCGCGGTCGGGATCAGAGTAGCGTTTCGCGATCAGGCAAACCGTCACGATCTGGTTGAGTATTCCCATCCTTCAATCAGCGCGGCAACCTTGGATTCGACTTGTTTGTAGGTTTTTTTTTGGATGACGAGCAGCTTGACCGACTTGTGATATATCCCCATCCGTTTGATCTTGGTTTTGCTTCGTCTGTCCATCCAACCCTTGACCTCGTGAAAGATTACGGAACCACTAAGTTCAGTCACCCGAAAATCAGGAAGGTAGCTTCTGCTGCCACGCCTTATCTTCTCGAACCAAAAAGTGACAGGCTCATGTTCCCATCCCGCGATCCGTTCATTCTGTTTCAGCCATTCCAGGTATCGGCCCCAATTGGCCTCCCAACGTGATCTGAAATATATTCGCCGGCCGCCAAATTCCCGCCATCCTGCTTTCCAGGACAAACCCTCGCCGTTGTTCAAAATGAGGGTGCCGTAACGTGCCATTTTGGTGGCGTGGGATTTCCTGATAGCTTCTGATTTTTCTCGCGCCGACAACTTTCTCCATTCAGTCCTCCGATCCATGGCAAGCCACGGGCGGGTCGCTTCAACATATCGCGGCAATCCAAGTTTCTTGACCCTCTGGGCGATTGATGGCCTGGTGCGACCAAGTTTACTTGCCAAAGTAGCCACGGTGCCAGATTTGGCTGCTTCAGGATATTCGGCTGCCAGTGTGGCATCTTCCTCAGTAGTCCATGGTCGGCATATCGTATCTCTGGCGATGCCCAATTTTTGGAGCCTGATGCAAATCGCGTTCGGCGAAAGGCCAAGACGGTTGCCAATTTTTGTGGTTGATTTGAACTCGTCGTAGGCACTCAAGATTTCTTGATCAGTTGCCTTCTTATTGCCTCCTCTGCCTACCCATTTACGGGTCGCGGGGGCGCGAGACTCGACCGGTGGCGCCGGCCTGATCGGCGTCGATGCGGACCACCAAGCCATCTCTTAAGTAAGCTTTCTGATGGTATCAGCGGCGACCCATGGCATTAGGATGTCAGAAGCTCGCCGGACACTATCCCCTCGGCGACTTTGACAATTCCCTTAAGCACGTTCTCCGGTTGATTTGTCGCGGCGGCCACGGTGCCTGCCAGGACGCCGATTATCGTGGCCAGATCCTCAAGATCATTCGCTCTCGCCGCCAAGAGGTTCAGAGCCTCCGTCGTCACCTCTTCGAGTTTGTCGGGGCTCATGCTGGCAACGCCGGCATCGTCGAGAACAGTCCCTCGCCCGGTTCGTCGGCGGGTGGTGGCGGGCTGGACTCTGCCGGGGGCGGTTCGGGCGCGGCCTCTTTGGACTTGTTTTTCGATCCGGGTTTCCTGCCGCGTTTGCGCTCCGGGATTTTCGTGACCGGCACGCCATCGACGGTTTCCGTGGCCGGTCGCATCGGTGCCGATTCCCGACCCGGCTTTTCGTCCGCGAGCGTTTCGAAAAACGCCATGCCGTCGCGGCATCCCCGGTCCCAATCGGCGTATTCGGGTGTTCCGGGCTCGTGCGGGTTGTCCTGCCTGGTCTGTTTGCGATGCACGGCACCGTTGTAGCCGCTATTGTAACGGCGCGCGGCGGCGAGTTTTTCCGATGCGTCGGCCGATGCGACCGGCGTGCGTGCGGCGCGTTCCATCGTGTTGTCGAAGTCCTCTGGGTTCGCCGATGACCACAGATCGAGCGCCCGGCGGGAGACCTGCTCGGTGGCGTAGAGGGCGAGCCGTTCCTCGTCGGTCATCTGCGCCTCTTTATATCTGCGGCGCACCTCGGACGGCGAGATGCCCTGGTTCTCGTAGTTTTGCTGATGGCGGCGGCGTTGGGCATTGGAGCGGTTGACCAGACCGGTATCGGTCTCATAGACCGCGAGGGCCTCGGCCCACAGATCAGAGGGAACGTTCGAGAGTTCTTCCATGGCGGACCCTTTTGGGTTTTGCGGGTTTCAGCAGATCATCGAGCGGTATGCCGGTGGCGATCGACACGGCCATTGCGCGCGATGTCGGAACGTATCCCTGAGCGCGCCAGACCGAAATTCGGCCCTGGGTGGTGCCGACCATTGCCGCGAGAGCGGTCTGTGTCCGAGCGGATATTATGGCCCGCTCAATCCCGGTGATTCGCGCCATTTTCCAGGGTTGCGTTGCGTCGGAAAACCGGATAATCCCATTGCTCAATTCGCGTCAATGAATGACGGGGTTCCATGCCATCTCGTGTATCCGATACACCTTCTCCGGGTCATTATTTGCTCCGGATCGTGCGCGGCGGTCCCTGGGTTGGGGCGGCGATCTGGCATACCGAAGATGGGTGGTTCGTGATGCTGGACGGGGATCAGGAGGGGCCGTGCGGCGACCCGTGGATGTTGCCAAACATGGAAAAGGTGCATTGGGGCGGGCGGGCGACGACTCAGGCCGAGGTTGCCTACAGGGTTGGGTTGAAACGATACGCCGCGTTGTATGATCTGTCGCATCCGGCGGCGAACGCGCGGCAGGCGATCGATCTTGATAGGTATCTGCCCATATGAGCGACACTCCGCCTCCCGGCCACAACCTCCCGAAGCTGCCCGAAATCCTCACCCCGGAAGTTGTCGCCGCGCTGATCGAAGCCGAGATCGCGCCGCTTAAGGACCGCGCCGCCGATTTGGTGGACGTGTGCAAGCGTTTCGTCGCGGCTTACCCCCAGATCGACAGCGTGGAGGCGGACGCGAAGGCGACGGAAGTTCTCGCCGTCGTGCAGCGTTTCGCGGGCGCGAAGGGGCGCGTGGAACTCGCCAGGGTGGCGTTCAAGGCGCCGATTTTGGAAGCGGACAAGGCGATCGGTTCGTTCGCGCGAGGGCCGTTCCTGAAGGTCATCGCACCCGTCATCGCCGCGTCAATGCCGATTGAGCGGGCCGCGATCAAATTCAAGCAACGGATCGAGGCGGAGGCGCGTGAGGTCGCGCGACAAGAGGCCGCTCGCCGGGCCGAGGAAGCGCGTCTGGCCGAGAAGATGGCTGAGGCGGGATCTGAACGCTTCTCTTTTGACGATGCCGCTGAGGCTTACGGGAAGGCCGAGGAAGCGCAGGCCATCGCGGACAGCAAGCCGGCGGAACTGACGCGATCCCATGGCGAGGTCGGCACCACGTCGCTGCGGTATCGGCGCATCGTCACGATCGTTGAGGCGCATCTCGTGCCGCGCGAGTATTGCGTGCCCGATCTGTCGCTCGTGACCAAAGCGGCCGGCAAACCCGGCACGCCGTTCCCAAACATACCGGGCGTCTCTATCGCGGACACCCCGGACCTAAACGTGAGGAAATGAAATGAGCGAATCCCGCCCATCCGAACCGAAGCGCGCGGACTTTCAGGAAGGCGGTAACGCTCGCAACCCGTTTGCCTCCGACCTTCCCGCGACCCGTCCCGTGGGCGCCATCGCCAACGCGGAACAACAACGCGCCATCGCCGAGGTGCAGGCTCGGATGATCATCGCGCGGGCCAACCCGAGAGACGCGATGCGGTGCATGGACCTGATCCTGCGGGACTGCACGCGGCCCTCGCTGGCCGAGGCCGCGCTCTACCAATACTCGCGCGGCGGAACGTCGATCTCCGGGCCGTCCATTCGCCTCGCCGAGGCCATCGCGCAGCGATGGGGCAACATCGCCAGCGGCATCAAGGAAATCAGCCGCGCGAACGGCTTTTCCGAGTGCGTGGCTTATGCGTGGGATTTGGAGACAGGATATTACGATGAGCGGCAATTCCAGATCAAACACTGGCGCGACACCCGATCGGGCGGCTACGCGATCACCGATGAGCGGGACATTTACGAATTGCTCGCCAACAACGGCCAACGCCGGAAGCGGGCGGTCCTGTTGACCGTGATCCCCGGCGATGTGGTCGAAGCCGCCGTCGCCCAATGCGAGGAAACACTCTCCACCAGCGCCGACACATCACCCGAGGCGTTGGGCAGGATAGCCACGGCCTTTGAGCAATTCGGGGTGACGAAAGCGCAAATCGAGAAGCGGTGCCAATGCCGCCTTGAGGCGATCCGCCCGGCCCAGGTCGTTCAGTTGCGCAAGATATTCGCCAGCCTCAAGGACGGCATGTCGGACGCCAAGGACTGGTTCGAGACGCCGAATGGCGCATGGACCGGGGTTGAGGAAACCCACGCGGCGAACAAGCCACCCGCGCAAACCCAACCCGCCGCCGCCGAGACTCGTGCCGCACCGCGCAAGGCCGCCGCCAAGAAAGCCGCCGCGCCACCGCCGCCCGCAGACGATGAGGTTCCGTTCGGCCGATGGGATGAGTCACCACCGGCCACCGAAGCGCCCGCCGGGGGTTCCTCCCCAACGGCGGCTGCGCCCGCGCCGGAGGCCGAGGGTAGTCCCGCACCTACCCAGACCTCCGGCGTCGTGCCGTTCTCGGCTTGGCTCGTCGATGGTGAGGGCGATCCGATCCCTGATGAGGACGGTGTTCTCGCCGAGTTCACTGACCCATTCGCGTTCGCCCGCGCGTATATGAATGCACTCGATGCCGCGTTCCCACCCGACCGCGAGGCCATGGTGCGCGCGAACCATGAGTCGATCGTGCAGGCGCAGATGACGCCCGGTGTCGCGGCGATACTCGTCCCACAGGCGGAAAGGGCACCACCCCCCGCGAGCGATCCCGCACCCGGCCTCGGTCTCGACATCCCCGCCGATCCGCTCGTGATCCCGAAACCGGCGAGGATGGTCAAGGCGGACCTCGATGCGTGGAACGCGGCGTTTGAACACGTCCTCTACAGTCTGACGACGATGGACGGCATCAAACAGGCTGTTGAGCGCAACCAGGCCACCTTCGAAACATTCCCGCCGAAATACCGGGCCACGGCGAAGGGGTTGGTGGATACCGCGCGAAAGTCGCTCACGCCACCGCTGCCGAAAGGCGTTGCCTACACGACGGACGATCTGGCGCGTGGGCTTTTGCAGGACATCGCGTCATTCGAGACCGGGCAGGATCTGATCGCGTGGGAGGCTTACACGAAAGTGCAGATGGAGTTGGACGATCTGCGCGAGAAGGCGCCGGAACTGCACGCGACCGTGACGGCGGCGTTGGAGAAGCGGCGTGCCGAGTTCAATCCGCCACAAGCCGCGAGCGAGGCCAACGGGAAGACGTCACCCGATGACCTCTATGCCAAACTCTCGGCCCGGTTGGACCAGTGCGCGACCGTCGCGGAAGTCACGGGCCTCGGCAACGATCAGCAATACCTCGCGATGGTCAAAGAGATGTATGCGGCGGACAAGAGTTTGTGGACGAAACTGTCTCACGCGGCGAACGAACGAAAGCGTGTGATCACGGCGTCGTTACCGGGATGACATGGAAGCTGAAACGCACCCGCCAATGCGTGAAATGCCCCTGGCGCGTGGGTGTGAACCCGCACGATATTCCCAACGGCTACACCGAGGAAAGGCATCGTGCCTTGGACAACACGATCGCGCGAGGTCTCAATCTGGCGGGAACGATGCATGTAATGGCCTGTCATGAAACCCAAGACGCTCATTGTATTGGTTGGGTGGTCAATCAGGCGGGACCGGGGAACAACATCGCGCTCCGCATTATGCTCATGACCTGTCAGAACGCCTCGAAAATCAGACTGCGCGGCGAGCAGCACGAGACATTTGAGGACACATTGCCATGACCGATTACATCGACGCGGCGATCGACGCGTATCTCTTGTCCGACCCAGACCGACGATTCCCTGTATTCCGCGACTCCCTTTGTGCCGCCATCGCCGCCGCCGACAAGGCGCGCGGGATCACGTGGCCGGCGGTCGAAGCGGGCGGAGGCGGAGGCAGTGGTTCCACGACCGTGGGCTTAAAAACTTCCGACAGAAGTCATTTTTGCGATGGGGGTGGCGGCCCCATGCGCCGCCAGAAGACCATCGCTGTCCCATACAACTCAAGGTACGGCTGGCCAGGGGCGCCGAGCGGTCCCATGCAGCAACCGGTTACCGCCACCAACCCCGAAGCTGATCCCATGGCGATGCCCATCGCACACGACAGTGACGGCCCGCGTTTTGGCGGCGACAACGGCGGTCCATTGGTAGCTGATGTAACTGATCCGTTGGAGCGAGAGATACGCGAGGCATTCGATCATTTTGATAATGTGTTTTTACGCGGCCACGAAAATTGGTTAAACCGGCAGCGAACCGGAAGATTATGCGAAGATATCGTGCGTATAGTGCAGCGGGCGAGGGAGCCATGAGCGAAGGTCCATTTTATGCTATGCCCATTAGCGATGACGACGAGAACGGTCCGCATCAGATTCACGGTTCCGGCGATGTCGCGGTTTCCAAGCACGCCCCGACGACGAGGGACGCGGCTCTCTATCTCGCCGCTCACATGAATCACGCCTGGCGCGAGGGTAAACGAGCAGGAGCGGAAGAACGTGCACGTCAGATACGGGAACTGATCGGCGCGAGGGTAGCACGATGACCCTCGCCGAGCGCGCCGCCGCCCTGTCCGCCGCCATCCGCGCGCTGATCGAGGCGCCGTGAATCAGAAGCCCCGCCAACGCGGCGGGGCTGACGACGATATGAATCGGACTTTCGGACTCAGACGGCGACGGGCTGCGGCGTCTCGGTCACACCCGCGATATCAAGGCCGATCTGCGCGGCGACGTGTGCCGGGGGCACCATATCGAACGTCTCCGCGTTATCAGAGGTATTCCCCTGGCTGTCGCTAATCGAGATGCCGACGCCAGTCAGCATGGGATTGGTGGTGTGCAGCCAATTCACGGCGACCTCGGTCTGACCGTTGGCGTTGGTGGCGATCACGGCGTTGAGGTTCGTCGGGTCAGACGATGTGACGGTGAACACATCGGCCGGATCGACAGGCACGAGTGCGCCGGTCGCGGGATCGGTTTCGGTGATGACGAAATGGGCGACGACGGACGTTTTCAGCGGATACGCGGCCATGATGGGTTCTCCTTGGAGATTGGTTAAGGTCGGCTGAAGCAATACCAGTTTCCGCTTGCGCGGACGGTGGTCGAACAGTCGTTCGATAAGTCTGCATAGCCTATCGAACAGAAGCGTCAGCCGCTCGCCATCCAGTTCCAGGTGAACGGTCGCGTGATTGGCATGGTCGTGCCGATGTTCGCTCATATCCGGTAAATGCGCCGCGCGTTCACGGGTTGCAAGGACTGGCGCGGAACGGTCATCTCGCCTGGTCTTCAAGCCACTTCCACACCCGACCGCAGGCGCTGTCCGGATCGGGCCGTTGGTAGTCGTTCATCGCCTCGATGACGCGGAGGAACATCGTGAAGTCCTCGCGGGACGGCTCTGGTCCATCGAGGCCAATCGCTTTGAGGGCTTCGGCGAATTCGATCTGGTATTTCCGATATTCCGCGCTCGTCAAATGGGTGGCCACCATGTGGTAAGGCGGGACGGGTGGCAGACGGATCGCGTCGTCGTGCGAGTTCCAAGCGGTCATGCTGATCCCCTCGTGTTTCCAAAATGAAGATGAAGCGTGCCCACCAACTCCTTAGCCAGTCTCTGGTCTGGCGCCAACGTCACCAGCTTTTCAACGCCGCTCAATGACAGCATCAGTCCATGCTCGGGGTGGTAATTCATTTCGTCCGGTGTCACCCCGACGCTGAAGCACATAGCCAGTTGGTCGTTCAGCAATTCCCTGGCTTCGCCGGTCGGAGGCTTGAAGTTCTTTGGGTCCATCAGTGAATCCTCCCTGGCGCGTCGTCTTTCTCACGCTTTTCGCGTTCACGAATATCCAACTCGTTCTGGTGCCAAGTGGGGAGGATACGCTTCGGGAAGTCCGCGACCTGAACAACTTCGGCTATATACCACCAAGCTGTTGCGTGGTTGCCTAAGCGGCCAAGCGTATTGGCTGTTTTCAGCGCGATATCACGTTCGGCGATGGATCGTTCCAACCACGGCTTTTGTTTGATTGGCGAGGATGCCGCCGGACCATGAGCGAGGCGTTCGCATTCGATGAAATACTCCCTCACCGCGAAGCCTCTTTCGGTGTTTGCCATCATAGCTATGTGTTTTGCCGAGTCGAGAGTGAGCCAATAAACGGTTGCTGGTCTCCCATTCGACGTGGATTGCGTCCCCTGGCGGGGAGAAACCCCCACATCTGACGGCACTTCGAGCCGATAATCCCGGTCAGAAACCAGTCTCAACCGGTCAATTTGCTGCTTGATCCAATCTGTGAACGCCTTTCTGACACCCAAACCGGCGTGCAAATCCCTCGCTTCAACGGCATGAACCTCCACCTTGCCTATCGTGGCTTGGGTAACAGGGATGAATTTCGGCTCGTTCGTCACGGCCTCTCTCCTCGGTTGCGGAGCGCCGGTTGCCGGAGTAGCCTGTTCGGGGTAGAGTCCGGTCAGGGTTCCGAAACCAAGCTCCTGGTTTCCGCGATGGGTTGGGTTCACCGCCCGCCCATCGCCCCGCCACCTTACACAAGCAGAACGCAACGGCAACGCCTCACGCCGAGGACGCTTGTTCCTGTTCGACGCCAGTGACCCACATTTCGATCGCCAGGCGCATCGCGGCACTGCGGTCGCACCCCTCGACCTCCATGGCGGCGAGCAGGCGCGCGTTCAGCGAGCGGGATATTTTGGCGCCGACGAACTGGGTGTTTGATCCGGCGACGTGTCGCATCAGCTTCTCAAGGCTTTCCCGCCAGGGTCTCGGCGCCTGAAGCGATGCCGGCCTTCTCGCCCTCGGCGAAGTTGGCTTTGGCCGATGCGTCCAGCAATTGCGACACCCGCGAGTTGATCTCGACATGGATGGCGTGGATCGCGGTTGCATTGCGCCAACTGTGCATCGCCGCGACAAAACCCGCCCCGGCCGCGACACACGCCGCGAAGGCCGAGAACATATTGATGATGAGTTGGATGATCGCGATGTTGAGGGTCACAACCGACCGGACAGCAGGATCACGACGAGGACGATGAGAACGATCGTGACCAGGCCGCCGCCATAGCCATACGCGGGCCCGTAGGCACCATGCAGGTAATATCCGCCTCCGCCACCGAACAGCAGGAGCAGCACGACGACCAGGAGGATCAGGCCCATATCAGGTTGCTCCGGTCATCAGAACCGTGTCCATCGCGTGATATCGACGCGCCCGGTGCCGCCCGCGCAACCCGCCGCGTTCGAACCGCCTCCGGTCCCGCCCGCGCCAGGCGCCGCGTTGCCGCTGCACGCCGCATTGGCCGCAGGGCCGGCCTGAGAGACGCCATAGAGGGAATTGCCGCCGGGACCGCCGCCGCCGGTTACGCCGCCGGCCGAGCGCACGAACGGCAACCCCACGTAAACACCGCCGGCGACACCTGATACGCCAGCAGTGTTTCCGCCGCCGGCGCCACCGTTGCCGCCGCAACCCAACGGAGAGCACGTCGCGGCGCCACCGGCAGCAGCCTGAATCCCACCCGCGCCAGGCCCATTTCCACCGCCAGCGCCACCAGTGCCGCCCACAGCCGTCGCCCCGAGGTTGCCAAACAGCCCAGCGCCAAGCGTCATCGTCGTCAGAGGTCCGGTCAATCCGGAGATGGTCAGCGGGGCGGGTGTTGATCCACTCGATCCCGCCGCACCCAACGCACCGCCGGCGGGGATCGCGAATGTCAGCACCTGTCCGGGCGTCACCGGGACGGGGAAATTCATGATACACGCACCACTGCCGGCGCCGCCGCCACCCGCCGTTGATGCGTTGGCTTGCCCGCCACCTCCGCCGGCGCCTGGGCCGCATCCAGTGATATACACGAGCGTCACGTCGGCCTCGGCCGTATAGGTGCCGTTGGCGACGAACGTCGTCGTGACCCATCGGCCAGATCCAGGGTTGGCCACGGTAACGGGGAGTTGCGCGAGAGCAACAGTCCATGAGGCCGCGAGGATCGCGCTCGCGAGAAGGATGCGGCGGATCATTTGAAATACTCCACGTCGATCGTGGATGATGCCGCCACCTGAATGAACCTGAGGTTGGCCAATCCGGTGCCGAGATTGAAGGTCAACGTTGTTCCGATCGCGAACGGCCCCATGCCGACCGATGTCGTTGGCGCCGTGGCTCCGTCGCTTGTGTAACGAAGCGAGTTTCCTTCTACCGTGACGGTGGCGATGGTCGCTGTGGCGGGCACCGTGAGCGCCGTCGATGTCGCTATCGCGAGGCCGTATTGCGCGCCGGCCACTGGCGTCAAAGACCGCGTGGTAACGGAAGTAATTGGCAACGGGTTCGTGGTTGAAAGCGGAATGAAGATCGAACCACCACCACTACTTGTCCCCCCAAGCCAATACAGATCGGCTTCCGCCGCCCATGCCGAACAGGGAAGGAACAGGACCAAAGCGAGCAGCCAATGTTTCATCGTCCGGTCTCCTGCTTCAGGCGGTCACGCCAAACGGCGCGAACAACGAATTGATGACCGCCGCGCGCTGTATCGCGAGATAGGAGTAGCCAAGTGCGGTCGGATGCGTTTGATCGGAGAAAAGCGCGGTGTCCGTCAGCGTCACGCCGTCTCCCATGATCGGGTTCATGGCGTAATCGCATAATGCATCAGCGAAAGATGGCCAATTTGTTCTGATGGCGGCGTTTAGCGCGAGGCGGGTTTTGTCTCCCGTCGTTCCAGTAAGGCCGATCGCGCCATTCGGGATCAGTGTGCATGTTACGGTTTTCACATTCGAACCGAACCTTTTTGCTATCACAAAAAAGGTCGCGAGATCATCCATCATCTGTCCGATGGTGCGGCCGGTGTTGATGTCGTTCGTCAGCGCATACAGGAACACGATGAAGTTTCGGATCGCCGGTTTGTATAACCTGTTCATCACCGGGATTATCTTGGCCAATGCCGCCTGGTTCGCCGATGCCGGGCCAAGGACGTTGCCGCTGCCCGCCATGTTGTATTCACGGGCCGGTATGCTCAACATCGGAATGCTTTGGTTGATCGAGTTCCGCCCAAGCACCCCAGCCTGTCCGGCGGTGATGCTCTCGCCGAAGTTCACGACGGTATCCATGGTCTGAGGCGCGATGTTGAACAGGACCGAGAGCGAACCCCTGATCGCATCGAGTTGTGCCGTCGTCGGGGCCGAGGCGTAGAACAGCATCGCGCCGAGCATGAAGTTGCCGGCGTTGGCGACGGTCGTGCCGCCGATCGATCCACCAGTGACCGCCACGGCGCCCCGGTTGGTGGTAACGCCTGTCTGAGCGTGGTTGTTGGCGTAGTAAGACGCGACGTTGGTGTCGCAGTTCCAGACATTCACCGCCGGATCGGCGCGCGATGGAACGTTTGCCGGGCCGCCGCCAGCGGGTAGCCCAAGAGACCCATTGATAGACAGCGCCATGGGATATTGCGGCGCACCATTCACGGCGTCGGCGATACACCAGGCGTTGAAGTCCGTGGTCGCGCCCAGCGTCGCCCACATGGAACCTTGCCCACCGAAATAATTCTGACCGGCGGCGACGATGGTCGCGGTGCGCGGCACGATGGACAGGCCCACCGGCAGGTCGAACCATTTTGATACCAAGGCAGGCGTCGATCCTTTGGTAATGCTGTCAAGCACCACCACCCGCACGCCGCCGATCGTGTCCACCGCGATGATTGGGCGGTTAGCGGCCACGGTTTGCGTCGCGTCCAATGCGCCCGTGCCGTGATCGTAAAGAATGTCCACCGTTCCCGGCAGTCCAGCGAGATGCGCGTCAAGGGTCGCCACGTCGAGTTGGCTGATCCCGTTCTGAACGGCGAATGGAATATCCAATGTGACAACGGAGGAGTTGATGACCCGGATGCAGTTGCCCGCGTACGCCTGGCGCAGCTTCACCGGGCCATAACCGGCCGCCGGAGCCAGGATATCCATCGGCAACGCGGCAGCGGTGAGCAGCGGCGTCCACAACGCGAGACCGGCCGTGTTGTTCGCGAGTTGATACAGACGTTTTGGTGAGCCAGGCGGCGCGAGCCATAAATCGCCGACATTGTAGAGAGACACGTCATCGGTCGGCAGCGGCGAGCGTAGCGCGGCGGGCCGCAAGGTGTTGAACAGGTTGTTGGCCCCGGTCGCGTTCTCATCTATCGCCGCCGCCATGTTGCCAAGCGCCACGGGCAATTCAGACCTTCCCCAGAGGTCGTGCGCGAGTTGGGTGGCGGCGGTCATTTGCTGCGTCTCCGGATGACATCGATCAGCACGCAGAACGCGGCGAACAGGAACACCGTGCCGATCTGCAACTGTGATGGGTTGTCGAGAACGTGATCGGCGAGCGTCCACACCGCGCCCACCAGGATCAGCGAGAACAGGTCCGAGATGGCCGTCAGGGCGCGCTGTGAGAGGGCGTGCAGGCCCGCGAGGATCATGCGGGTGCCAGCGGTGGTCGCGGCGTCGGTGGCGGGTGCCGGGTCGTCAGGGACCGCCTCGAAGGTGCGTCGTGGTTGCGTGCCGCTCATCAGACGCCTCCCTGGCATTGGAACAAGATCTGCGTCCCCGCGAGGTCGGATGCCGAGGTCACGGCCCAGGTATCCGGTGCGGTTTGCGCCGTGGCGAATGTAACCCCGATACTTGGCGCGAAAAGACACGACGGCAGAGTTTGATTGATCGGCACGACAAGGGAACAACTGTTTACCGGCCCCGGCGCCCCGACGTTGATTTGCCCCGACAGCGTGCCCGTCACGGATGCGCCGGTCCCGCATCCAGTCGCGGTGGCGATGGGTGGCCGATCCCAGGAATTGACCTGATAGGCCGCCGATCCCGCTCCGGTGAGGCTGACGGAGGCCACATCCGAGCCCGACGACGCGTTGGCGACGATGCTTGTCACGGAGGCATACGCGGCGATGATCGCCTCATGGAACGAGAGGAACAGGTTATCGGAAACGAGCAACCGTGAGATCGCCACGGTTTTTATCCCATGACGATGCGTGGCCGCCCCTGTGTTGCCATAGCCGAACACCGCGTTTCGCATCACGATCGCGGTGTCGCCGTTGTTGGCGGTCTGATTGACCACGTAATGGTCCACGCCGGTCTCGCCGGTCCCGACCGAGCCGACCTTGCCGCCGATCATATACAGAGACGATCCGCTGGCCTTGAAGAAGTCGCCCGTCGCCCCGCCCGCCGTGAACCCATCGAGCGTGAGTTGCGCGCTGTTGCCCAGGTCGAAGCAGTTTGTCACTATTTCGGTGTGGCCGACGACGCCGCACCCGGCCACCGATCCCCGGAAGACGTTGTTGATGCCCCAGATGCCTCCGGATGTCGTGTCGATCAGGGTTCCTGTCGCGTCCCATGCCGCCTCCACGATGGAGCCGGTGAACAACGACCCGGAGTCGATCTTGAAAGCGTATCTCCAGGCAAAAGATTCCGAAGAACTCAGGACGATCGTCACCCCCGGCCCCGTGTCGGCGGCGCCATGGAAGATCGTGTTGAACTGCGCGGCGGTGTTCACCGTGGCGACGCACGATCCGTAATTGCACAGGTCATACCAAGGGACCGGCGTGAACCGCATGTTGGACAACGCGAACGAATCGCCCGTCTTGCTCAATGTGAACAGGTCATGGACGGCATACATCGTGGAGTCGGAGACCTTGATGTCCACCCACGATGTCGGCGCGTTCTGCCTGAACCCGTCATAGCCGTTGATGATGTTGAAGTTGTTGACGTAGGCGTGGCCGCACTGATTGGTGCCGTCATCTGTCACCAGTGGAGGGTAGGCCGTCGTTCCGCTGGTCTGATTGGGCCAATAAGCGTTCATACCCTGAAGCGACCAGCCGAGGTGACAAACGAACGGCTTGACCGTCGTGGATGTCAGCAGCAGCGTCGTGCCACCGGGCACATTGGTCCCGGATGACGCGGGCACACCCGCCCCGAATATGGCGCAATTGCGCAGATCGCTGGTGGCGGTGCCAGTGAGGAGTATCTTCCCGGCTGGAAGCAAGAGTTGCAGTCCGCCGGCCGCGCACGCGTCGATCGCCGCCTTGAGCGCCACGTCATCGGAGGTCACGCCATCGGCTTTGACGCCATACGTGGTGGCGGCGATCCACGGCACGTTGATCGGCTGGCCGGGAATGATCGGCAGCGGTATGGCGATCCCGTTCACCGAGATGGTGAATGGCAGGCTGGGACCGCTCAATGTCGTGGATGTGAGAAACGATCCGGTTGGCGTGGCTCCGATGCACAGTTGCGACACCGCGCCCGTCTTGCTGTTCTGCGCGCAGATCGAGCGTTGGTTGTTGTTCGCGACACCGATCCCGCCCGTGATCTGCGGCGTCGATGGCGTGCCGCCGTCCTGAATCACGCCGTCGGCTGTCCAGACAGGAACGTGCCCTGGCGTGACGGTCCCGGATTGGCGCACGGACTGCGCCGACGCAAGCGCGGGGAGAAGCGACAGTATGAGGGCGGCGATGAATCTCACTTCGGCGTCTCCGGTTGTTTCGCCGCGTCCGCCTTCAGCTTCGCCAGTTCGGCCTCAAGCTGATTGATCCTGCCGCGCAACTGCACCTTGCCGCCCACGCAATCCATGATCTCGGCGCCGAGCGCGGCGGTATCAGGTGGTGGCGCCTGCGCGAGCGCGGCCGGGGCCAACAGACACGCGACGAGCGTGAGGCGGATCAACATCCCGCCCCCACGTTGTCAACGATCGTTACCGGGGTCGCGCTCGTTCCGGCCCGCGCGACGATCTTGCATGAACCCGCGTTGGTGCCGGCCTCGGCGGTCAGTTTCAGGAACCCCGCGCCCACGGCGGAATTCGGATCGGTGATTTTCGTCATCCCAACTTCGCCGCCACTCGTCACGAAAAGCCCCGTGGCGATCGGCCCAAGTTTCGCGATGCCGCCGCCGGTCGATGTCAGGGCGACGTTCGCGGCACTTCCCCCGTTGGTTATCTGCAACCAGTTTCCGGTCGAGATGTAGTTGAGGTTAAAGAACGACGCGAGCGCCGTCGCGGAATCGGTGAACCGAACAATCTCGGCGCCTGATGTCGGCTGAAAGAAACTGAGATTGCCCGACGCCCACTTCACCGAAACCGGGGAAATCGAGCCGGCCAGGATCATGTTTCCCGTGTCGCCGACTTTGAGGACGTCGCTTCCGCTGACCCGGTAGGTCAAACTGGTGGCGGTCGTATCGTAACGCATCGTGCGGAGGTTCTGCGTGATCGCCGTGCCGCCGCCGCTGAAATCAACCGGCATGTTGGGCGCTAGGCGCACCCCGGCGGCGGTCGCGCCCGTGAGTGTCGCCCATGACAGATCGACCGGCGCATCGTAAAACGGCCCCAGCGCAAATATGCCCGCCCCCATTTGCGCGTCGGCGTGCGATGACAGGTCAATCCCTCGCGATACCTGCATCGCGATCGTCGTTCCGAACGCCCATGTCACACCGCCATCCGTCACCGTTCCTGGCGCGACCGGCCATGTCGGTTGCACCCCGGATGACGTGCCGGGGGTTTGCACCACGTAAGTAAAACCGTTCGCGACGGTCGGCTGCACCACGGCGCCGGCCGCATAGGCGTGCCCCGCCTGCCACACCGGAGGCAGATATGCGCTCGCAGTCAGATGCAGGAACGCCCGACCGCCCTGGGACGGATCGTGTACCGTTGAGGCAGTTTCCGGCCCGTTGGCCTGGATACCGCTTTCGAAGCCGACTTCGGACGCATTCGCGACCACGCCGCTACTGTCAACGGTCTGGCCGAAAAATTGCCATGTGGCACCAGCGCCGGTTCGGAAGATCGATCCAGCGACCGCGACGTCTTGATTGTTGTTCCCGCCGGTCGAGGCGGCGTTCACGATGGAATTGATGCCCCAACTATATTGCGTGTTGCCCGGGCGCGGATTGGTGTTGATTGCCAGCGTGGCCGCGACTCCGCCGAGTGGCGCGGCGGTCCAGGTGTTGGTGGCATCGAGGCGTAGCAGCGGACCGGTCACGGCCGATGTGCTTTGCCGCGTCAAAAACCGCCCGCCGCCGAACGCGGTCTCAACGACGTCGCCCGCGCCTATCCCCAGCACCGGCGATATTCCATCCGGGAAAGTCGTTCCGTCCAAATGCCACAGCACGGTGGATGGTCCCGCCGTGGGGTTCACTGTTTTCAACAGTTTGCCATCGGGCAAATAGATGGTTTGGTCTTTGGTCGCCGCGCCACGAGCCGCCTGAAGCGCGGCGTTATCGTTGGTGGTGCCATCGAGCGCCGCACCGAAGTCCTTGACGTTGAGAACATCGGCCGCCCGATCAGCGAGCGTGCGCGCGGTCGTGCTTCCCGTCGCCGTGATGCTACCCGAGAGCGTGTTGGCCGCGACCGCGTTGAACGATGGTGACGGGCAATCCGCGAGGTTGGCGGGGCAGGATGCGAACGCGGGCGCGGAGAGTAGCGCGAGAAGCGAGGCGCCAACGATTATTCTCATGTGATGCTGACCACGCCGCCGTTGTTCCAGAGCGTTCCGGAAGGCAGGCCGGCGGAACTCGTTGGAAGGGTGTTCCCGCCGGAGACCAGGAAGAACGCCGATGGAAATGGGTAAGTCGTTCCGTTCACGATGAAGTTCAGCGACAACGCCGCGCCTCCGTTGAACGCCTCCAGGGTGATATTGGCCGCCGTGGGGGTGATGCCGATGCTGATGGTGGAATGCGCGACGGCGGTTGTCCCATTGGCGACCGCGATGGCCGTTCCGTTCGACGAAATGACGCCGAACCCGCCAGATGCCTTGGGGTTGTCCGGCGTGCCCGCGTCCTCAAGAACGCCGTCCGTCGTCCAGACAGCGAGGTGCCCCGGCGTGACGGTGGACGACTGGATGACCGGGGGGTTCGCCATGGTGTTATTTGCCACCCTTGCCCTTCGGCTTGTGCGCTGGCCTGGTGTGCCGCGTTTCCATCTTCTCATCGCGCGGCATCGACGGTGACGCGGCGGCGAAACGTGCTGACTTCGGGGGTGGAGGCGGCGGTTTCTTGGGCATGGTCAGTTGTCCCTTGAGAGTGTTTCGGCGGTTCCGTTGAGGCTTTTCTTCAGCGCGGCGAACGATCCGGTGACATCGGGCGGCTCTTTGCCCTTGGCTTTGCTTGACGCGAGATACCACGTCGAGACGGCCTTGAAGACATCGACGGGATCGAGGCGGGGTTCGGGCTTCTCGCCATCGACGGGCGGCCAGAACGGGCGGGGTTGCGGATCAAGCGCGCTGTCGAGCAGCTTTTCGGCGAGTTTCGTCAGCTTCGTTTCGATCACGGGCGGTCTCATGGCGGGCCGCCGAGTTGATCGAGAGTCTGTTGCGTGCCGCGCTGGATCGTCAGTTGACCGGGGCGGATATTCGACTGTCCCAACATGCGACCGGCGACGGTGTGACCGGGGAGGCGATTCGTCGCGACTCCTTCCGCCGGGATCGCGGTCGGGTCCATCAGGATATCCGCGATTTTCTTGTTCAGCACCGGATCGGGACGCAAAGCGAAAGCCCGCACCGATCGCCAAGCGGATAACAAACTGGCGAGATAGTTCCCATGGGCCGCATGACCCATTGAGTGGGCGCCTCTGATCCCCGCTTCGAGTGTGTGGTTCACATCCTCCGATAGGCGATTCGCCGTCTGAGAATTGCCCATCGTGTTCAGCTTGGTCTCGAACATCCGTCGTTCGGTATCGACGCGCTGGATGAAGTCCATGGCCGCCTCCGGTGTCGGAAACACCGCTTTCATGCGCTCTTTCATAAATGGGGTATTGAGCAACGTCTTGGCTTCGTCGCCCTTCACCGAAAGGTTGCCGATTTTCTCGCGCAGGCGGTTCGCCACACCGATCCTCATGAACTCCTTCTCGGGTTCGCTCATCGCCTTGACCACATCGGCGAGGTCTTCCGGGTTGGCGAACTTCTCGAAGTTCTTGCCGGTGTTCAGCGCGTCGTCCGCCGCCGCCTCGCCGGCCCATGTGGAACGGGCCTTCTTATACATCGGGTTGATTTCGTCCACGTCCTGAAGGAATTGCTCGCGGACCAGATAGATTTCCCGGCCGCGTTGCGTCAGCGAACCATCGGCCTGGCGTTCGGACTGTATGATGTGATCCATGCCGCGCTTCACGGCGTCGAGCGTCTTCATGTTGGGCGTCTTACCGACGATCGGGTTGCCCAGCTCGTCGGCGCCGATGATCGTGTATTCGGTCGGGTCGATCGTCGTGCGTTTGGCGAGACCTTCCAGACGTTGCGATTCCATGCCGCGCCTGATCCCGGCCCGCACGATCGGGTCTTCAAGCACGGTCTGGATGTAGGGCGTCCACACCGCGCCGGGCTTGTTCATCTCGGCGTCGGCCTGACTTTGCCGCAGGATGTCGTGAACCTGCGTCTTCTGGCCTTCTGCCTGATCGAGCGCCCGTTCAGCGCGACGAACGGCCATCTCGGCATCCCGGACTTCCTCGCGGGCGGCACTCTCGGAATAGACGTTGCCGCCGGTCTGCGTCAGTTTCGCGCGCGCGGCGGTGAGTTGGTTGTTGGCGTGGTTCAGATCGTTCGACGCTTCCTGGGATGCCTTCGCCGCTTTGTTCCACGCGCCGGTTATCTGGTGTTCGAGCGGCGCGATGCTGCCGCCTTCATACGCCGCGTCATACAGCGGTTGCGAGATAAGTTGCTGGTTCTGCTTGATCCCGGCATGGGTCTGTTTCGTAGTCGGACTGGTGCCGAGACCTTGCGCGATATCGGCCTGAGACCGTGGATAGGCTCCCTCATCCCGTTCGGTCAGGGTTTTCGTGACTGCCTGCTTGGCCTCGCCGGGTTGGCGGGCCATCGTGCCAAGCAAGCCGCGCGTGTTCTCGCCAACGTCCGCGAGCATAAGCGGTTTACCGCTCTCACGCCCGACGCGAAGTTCTTCGGCGACCTCGGCCGGCGTCGATCCTTGCGCCTTCATGTCTTGCGCGAGGCGCTTCGTGACCATGCGGGTTGCCTTGTCGGGGGCCGACGCCCCGACGCCGCCAGCGACCCCTCCAGCGCCCGGCAGATCACCCGCGCCGAACCCCATCAGAGTTGAGAACGCGCCGAACTCGTCAGGGTCCAGACCCTTGATGGTTTCAGGCCTCAAAGGGCCGTGCATCCGGTCGTAAAGCTTCTTCGCGCCGCGCCCGATCGATCCGGCGATTTCCGGCACGATGACCTCGCCAACGCCCGCGATGGTCGCGATCGGCTCCGGAAGCATGTTGGAGAAGCGCACCATGGGATGTTCTTCGTCCCACGTCTTCGGCTTCCCGGCCGGCTTCGTCGGAGCGGGTTTGTTGGGAACATCCCATCCCGTGTAATCGGCCTTGGTCGGTTGCGGCGGCGGCTCAAGCGGCATCCCGCCCGACGTGTTGGCGTTTGCCAGTGGCGCTGATTGCCACGCTGGCGTCGCGTCACTGACGACCGGGGCGTCTTCCCATGCGTTCGCCATCAGGGCTTGCGCCTGGTCTGCCCATCAGGGCCGATGAACTGTGTGCCTGACGGAAGCGCGTTAAACTCCGCGTCGTTGCTCACACGGGGAACTGTTGGGCCTGACGGCGGCGGCGTTTGTCCCTCCGGTGTCCCAGCGCCGATCGCGCCGCCGAACCCTTGCCGGAACTCCTGGCGAACGCCGGTCACGGCCTTTTGGCCGAAGGTGATTTCGGTCATGATCTGCTTCACGGTCGCATCGAACTGGCCTTCGCTCCATGCTATGTCCAGAATGGATTTCGCCGCCGCCTTATCGCTATCCGTCAGGACGCCAGTCGGGTTCAGGAACTTGGCGTAGACGTAGATCATCGAATTTACCGCCTGGCCGAACAGCACGACCTCGGGACTGCCGGTGCGCCGTTCGGCGGAAAGCAGGATCGAGTTGAGATCGGGATACTCGGTCCGATCGACGGCCTTTGACCGCTGCACGGCGAGTGGGGCGAACTGCTCGACTTCCTTCGCGGCGACTTCCATGTTCGCGCTTCGCACGCCGAGCGTCCGTTCCCCCGCCATCGTGCCAGCGAACTCCGCGATCCGGACGGCGAGTTCGCGTCCCGAGATACCCTGTTCCTTCGCCCGCATCACGAGATGGTTGGTGACTTTGGTGATGTTGGCCGATGACCGGGCCATGCCGACGGTCGCGCGCTCATCGCCCGCGAGAACCCGATCAGCGGTGAAGTCCGCGTTTTCGTCCGAGATCACTTCGTTCGCCGCCGACCGTCGCGCGTCAACGCGAAGTTTCGCCATCTTCTGTTGATCTTCTGTGCTGTCGGTTGGGCCGCGATGCTCCTGTTCGGTGAATGTGGACTCTGCCAGGATTTCCGCGTCACGCTCCTTCGATGCGGCGGCGGTCGGCGCCTTGACCAGACGCGCGGCCATCGCGGATTCGATCGCTTTGTCGTGCCGTTCGCGTTCTTCCTGGCGGCGAAGTTCTCGCTCATTCGCCGATATCGACCTGTCGGAATCGAGCGCGAGTTTGCGGGTCTGATAGTCCTCGTGAATGTCCGAGACGCGGTTCCCAAGGGTCAAGCGGCCCTCGCCGAGACCTTCCGTGGCGCGGTTGTGTCTTTCCGTTTCGGCGCGTTGTGCTTCCGCCTTCTGTTGCGATGACAACTGCGCGTTGGCGGCGATTTCATCGCGGCGCTTGTTGTGCGTGGCGGTCAGTTCGTCGCGGCGGGATGCGTTGCGGTCCCGCGAGGCGATCTGCTTGTCGGCGGTTGTTTCGCGCGACGTGATGCCGCCCCATCCGCGCTTGTCCTGAAGATCGTGCCATCGGTGGTCTTCCTCGGCCTTCAGGCGGTCTCTTTCCGTCGTCGTGATCAGTCGGTCGGCGGAGATCTGTTCGAGGTGTTCATTGTGCCGAGCGGCTTCCTTCTGTCGGTCGTCGGTGAGTTGCATCGCCTGGATTTTCAGGTCCGCTTGTTGAGCGTGCCAGTCGGCGGCGGCCTTGAGGCGATCTTGCGCGATCTGCGCTGCGCTCTTGGTCTTGTCCTGATTCAGAGTCTTCCAGTCGGCGTCGTGCGCCTCCTTGCGCTCCTCCTCGCGGTCCTTTCGGTCCTGATCGCGGTTTTTGCGGGTCGCCACACCCGGCGCGTCTTCCTTGAACGCAACGATGAAATCCTGGATTTCCTGCGCGGTCGCCTTCGGGTTCTCGTCCATGAAGCGGCGAAGCGCGATGGCTTGCGCGTTGTCGCTTTTCCCCGCACCGCGAGGATACCCGCCCATCGACGCCCGCTTCTCGGATTCGATGTCGCCAAGGATCGTTTGCACAACGTCGTTCGCGCGCTTCACACCGGCTTCGGCTTCAGCGATCTTGGCCGGATCGCCTTCGGCTTGCGCGACCTGTAGCTGTTCCCTGGCCGCGTCTCGGGTGCCGTTCGCGGCACGCAACTTGAACTCGCGATCGGCGCCGGCCCGCGCTCTCTCAACCTCGATGTGGGCTTTATCCGCCAGATCGAGTTTGTGTTGAAATTCCAGCGGGTTCATCCGCCACGCCTGCATCTGCGCCTCGTAGTCGTCACCCATCGCCAATGCACGTTGGAGCAACGCATTTCCAAGGTTGGCATCCTTGGTCATCATCTCCATGGCGTCTTTGATATCGTCGGAATACTGCTTGTGCGCGTCGAGCGCGTAGGTCGTGTTGTCCTTCCACGCCTTGTAGCTCTGCTGATATTTCGTCCAGTCCTTCTCGCGCGCTCCGTCGATGATACCCGCCATGCCGTTCATCATCGCGATAGCGGGGGTTTTTGACAGGCCCGCCGCGAGGGCCACGAATATGCTCGCCACGCCGCCGAACGCCTGCAAGGGATCGTTGTCGGGTTGCGGTGGTGGCGGTTCGGGATGAAACGGCTTGTAGTCCCTCGCCAAGGCGCGGATGCGATCACGATCCTCGTTCGAAGTCTTCATCAGGTCGTTGAGCATCGTCTCGGCGCGCTGATGGTTCTGCTGGATGCGATACCAGGCCTCGGGATCTCCACCGGAAGGGGGTTGTCCGCCCGCGCCACCTCGCCGGCCGGGATAGGGGTTGGCGAGGAACTGGCCAACCGTGAGGTTCGCCACATCCTCATTGCCTCGGCTCATCACGTCCGGCGCGACCCGAGACAGCGGCGTGTTGGGATCGGTTTGGTTCGCCTTCAGCGCGGCGATGGCACCACCCCCGCCAAGTCGGTGCGCCGCCGCTATGGTCAGGGGCGTGACCGGGACTCCCGCCGCCTGCATCTGTTTGGCGTTGTCATGCGCGTTCTCGGCGCCAACCACTTCGCTGTAGTTTCGACCCTGGGAATCCTTCGTCCTGACGAGCGCCCATATCTCGGCATTGGTCTTCCCGGCCGCTTCGTTTGGATGCCACTTTTTGAACGTCGAAACGAACGTCGATTCGATGACCTGATCGAGGCCGCTCGCTGACGAATACGGGTTCTTCGCGTTCGGATCGCCGTGCGCCCCTTCGCCGGGCGAGATGATCGCGTGCGCCTGCTGAAACAGAGGATCGCTGTCCCAGGGGTTCGCGGGCGCCTCTGGCGTGGTCGTGGTGGGCCGTTGACGAACCGGCACGGCCAACGCGGCGGCGGTCTGGCGAAGGCCTTCAGGCGCGTCCCACGTTCCGCTATCGACGTAGAGATCGCGCGCGACGGCCTTCGGGTCCGGTGCTTCGAGGGTTTCGCTCACGCGGCGGCATCCGCTGTCACGGTGCGCGTGTTTGTCAGGCTACCGCCCGACAGCGCGCGGCCGAGATTGCCGATCGCGGTGTTCACCTGGTTGTTCTGCGCGATGTTGGCGTTGACCAGCGCGCTTGTGGTTTGCGCCGAACCGCCGATGAGCGAGGCGCCGGTCTGTAGGAGCGTGTTGGATTGGCCGATGAGCGAGTTGTAGAGGTTGCCGGCCAACGTCTCGAAACCCTGGCCCTGTTGCAGCAACGCGAGCGCGATTTGGGTGCCCTGACTGACGCCGCGCTGCTTCGCCGAGTTGATGTCCTGCGTTTCCGAGGACGATCCCGACATACCGCGCGCCGCGTAGTCGCCGCGTATCTTGGCGATGGCGGCCTGCGTCGCCTGATCCACCTGTGTCTGAACGCCGGGCGGGAGGGTGCCGTTGTTGATGTAGTCGGTGAGCGTTGTGCCCTGCCGCGCGGCGGTCCCGGCGAGGTCGGTGGCACCGAGTGCCGGGGCGGTTCGGGCGGCGTTGCCCGCGTCGATGAGGCTCTGGCCCGATTGGCGTTGCTGTTCGGAGATACCCTGAAGCTGACTGATGCCGGGAACCTGATTCGGCGCGGCGAGCGATTTCAGCAGCGACCCGCCCGTAAGCGCGATCCCGGCGGCTTGCAGGGGGTTGTTCTCAACGAAGCTGCCGACCTTACCGGCGGCGGTATCGAGACCGCCACCAATTCGTTGAAGCAGGCTTCGCGGTTCGCCCGGTGGCAACCCGACGTCGGCGACCTCGGCTTGCACGGAGGGATCGCTTCCCGGCGTGAACGTCGATCCTTGCTGCTGAGCGATCCCGGCGGCGTCTGACTGAGAGATGTCTGGCGATACACCCGCCACCGTGGATGTCCCGCTATCGGTCGTGCCCGTGAACACGCTGCCAGGCGTGCCTTGTGTGGCCTGAGTGAAGTCCAGGGACTGCCCGCCGCCACCCGCCAACGCCTCTGGAGGGGTGAACGCGGGCGCGCCCACCGTGGCGCCGGGAACCGCCCCGCCAGCCCCACCGATATCGGCCAACACCGCTGGCGCACCGCTCGCACCCGACACGCCACCGCCCAACGCGGGCACATCGAACGTCCCGGCGTCGATCGCACCGCCGCCGCCCGGTGAGCCGAACGTGGCGGGCGTCAGGGAGTCGGAGAATGTCGCTCCGGTGCCGCCAAAACCACCGCTGCCGGAGAACTCGCCGAGTGCGCCGAACGCCCCTGCCGTGGCACCGCCCGTCAACGCACCCGTGAACGGATCGCTTCCCGTGATGCCCGCGTTGATCGCCCCGGTGCCGGCGCCGATCAGCGCATCCGATCCGATGGCGCCGAGGCCCGTTTGCTCCGCCACCAAACCACTGGCGCCACCCAAGCCACCAAGCGCCCCGCCGGATATGCCGCCGGTTAAAGCGCCCAACCCAGGGTCACCGCCAAAAATAGCAGCCTCCCCCGCGCCAAGCCCGGCGCCGATCCCCGCGCCGACGATGCCACTACCAACCGCCGCGCCGACGCCAAGTTCCGCCCCGACAAAAGCCCCGGCGGCGGCGACTTCGGCGCCGACAAAAGCCACAGCGGTAACAACGGCATCGACGGCGAAACCGACCACGGCGAACGGCATCACACTGTCTCCAAAATAACGTCGTCCACCTTGTCCGCGTCGTCGCAATCGGTCGGATGGACGCAGAACCATACCGTGCGCGTCACCGCGATCAGCGTGTGTTCGCACCCGGCGGCCACCGTCACGACGGCGGGACCGGTCAACGTCTCGGACACGCCGTTCGCGGACCACCGCACGGTGCCGCTCGCGAGAATGCTCAGATGATCATAAGCATGAGAGTGCGAGACCAGAACGTATCCTGGCGGAATGTCGAGTTGTTTGGCGTAGACGCCGTGACCGAAGTCCTGGCCGACGAAGTGATGGCGAACGTGGCCGGCCGGAAATCCCTCTTTGAACGACTTCATTCGGACCTCATCGTGACGATCATCGCGATGCGTTCGTCATCGCCGCGATTTTCAACAGAATGCGTGACGCCGTTATCGAACAGCCACGCCTCGCCGGGCCGCATGGTCACGGTTTCGTCCATGCAATGGTTCAGACAACGCTCGTTGGCCTTGATGATCACGTAGACCTTGCGGTTCAGGAACTCGGGGTGCCAGCCGCGATCGACGTGGGGGAATATCTCGCACCCGGCCGGAATGCGCGTGAGTAGGATGCCGCCGAGGTAGACAGCATCCACCAGCGACATGACCCGGAACACGATGGGTCGCAGCGCCGGCAACTCGTCCCACGCGGGCCAGAACGCGGCGAAGTGCGGCTCGCCATAAGTTTCCGGCGTCGATAGTTCGGAACGGGGGCGAAACCGCAGCCAGATGTCGGATGACTGGCGATGCGGCGAGTTCGATGCCGTCGTGCGCTGCGGGTCACGGTCCCAAAGATCGGGGCGGCGCTCAAGCTGCGTCAACGCCAGATCCGTTGGAAATATCTCATTGAGGCGGCGGAAATACTTCATGCGCCGGGCGGTCCCGCTTGTGGTGGTGCCGCGCCCTGACCGCCGGGAGGCGGTTGCCCCGCGCCCGGTTGCCCCTGCTGGCCTTTCGGCAGGGCGGCGACGAGTGCCGTGATGCCTTGCCGCAACTGCGCGGCGGCCTGCTCCACAGCCTGCGGATTGACGCCTGGGATGCGCTTGCACGCCTCCACCAACTGCCCACACGCGACCGCCGCCTGCTGTGCCATCTGGGTCAGCGGATGCTGTCTGGGATCGCTCTGGCCGCCCTGGCCGCCTCCCGGAGCGGGTTGACCAGGAGGCCCACCCATCTGCCCAAGCATCGCCGGAGCGCCTCGCATGCCCGACATTCACGCCTCCTTGCCTGGCTGAAGGTCGGCGTGCCAGGCCCAAACCTCATGCTTGGTGATCTTGCCGATGCGCGCCCGAATGAACGATCGGTCGCAGTCGATGTGCGACGAAAGCCGCATCACCGTCATCCCGGCCCGCTTCATCCAGGCGAGCATCTGGAAATGCAGTTCCGCGATTTCCTCGGCGTCGGCCTCGCCGTTCTTGCCGAGCGCGAACCACACCCAACCGTAAGGCGCCCCGGTCATGTTTTCCTGCACGGCGCGGATGGCGGCGATGGCGTTGGCGCTGCGGACGACGTATTCTTCGTTGCTCACGCAGGCGTGTTGCAGGCGCGTCCGAAGTCCGATGAACGTCGAGTTCGGATAGATGTCCATCAGTCGCGGGATCAGCCATTGTTCCGTATCCGCGATGTCCGGCTGAAACGCGCGGCTGGTCGGAACTGGCGCTACCTCGCTGAATACCCGCGTGCCGAAGACGTGCGGCTTCTCGACGGGGGTTTCGCTGGTGATGGGTTCATTCGTTTCACTCATGCCGATATTCCCAATTTGTCGGACTCCTGGCGGGTCAACTGCGCGTGTGCCTGGAACCACCCTATACGCTGATTTTCGTCCTCCCAATCGACCTCTTGCAGATTTTGCGAGGCGATGCCGAGGATCGCGTCCAGGTCGTTGTGCATGATCTGGTGATCCGAGAGGAACTGGTCGATCGCGTCGGACGAGATCGGATCGAGGATGTATTCGGCCAGGATAATGTTGAACTGGCGCTCGATCTCGACGTTGCAGGAGCGGTGCCACATCATATGCATCCGCGACCACATCGCGAGTTGCGCGTCGTCGCCTGGCAGGTTGAAAATGTCCACGACGCTCATGGCGGTCATCCATACATCGAGACAGCGGCGGGACTGATGCTTGTGACCAGGCCGATGAACTCGCGCGAGGCACCCGCGAGGATGGTCACCGGCCCGATCATCGTCACGTTGGCACCCGCCAGCACGGTTTGCGTCTGTCCGGTGGAATTAAAGATCCGGATGCGGAACGTCGAGAACGGGAACGGCGAGACCATCGATGCCAGCATCGCCGCCGCCGTGTCGGTTGTGTCGCTGAACGGAGCGCCGGGCGCACCCGTGCGAGCGAGAAGGAACAGTCCGGTGGAAATATCCAGCGAGAGCGTGGTGCCGACGTTCGATCCCAACGCGCCCGCTCTCCCGGCGGCGAACGGGGCGGCGACGGAATGGATCAGGTGGAAGCCACCCGCGCCACCCGCGAGCGCCGAGTCGTATCCGAGCAGCACGTAATTGCCCGCGATCATCTCGCCGCCGATGAGCGGTGACGGCCCGCCCGTGGCGTCCTGGAACACCGCGAGCGCGGCGAGGCCTCCGACCTGTGCCGTCACGGCGCCCGTGTTGCTGGCGGCGGCGATACCGCCGAACAGCCGGTTGTTGGCGTAGGCGCTGACCGTCGGGGTGTTGACGGCGGGCGTAAGGACGATGGCGTTGGTCCCCGCGATCAGGCACGGGATCGCGCCGAGCGCGCCCACGGCGGCGAAGTTGTCATCGAGTTGCTGGCCGGTCGATAACGTCTGCGCGGCGAATTGAGTGGGCAACGTCATGGTCAGTATCTCCCGATGACCGGCACGGGGAGCGCCGACAGTGACAGCAAGCCGAGATCGGCCGCCGTGGTTGATACCGTGATGCCGATCAACGCGCCGCGCTGCGCCACTGATTGCGGCGGGAACACCACGATACTGTTTCCCGTCGAGCGCCACGTCATCGGTGCCAGCACGTTATTCACCCACACCATCGTCGCGCCCACGTTGTTCACCCAGGTCATGAACGGCGTCGGTGGCGTCACGTCGATGGGTGAATCGCCATACTCGCTGTCAATACTTATGTGCAACGTCACCCCGGCCGCCGCGTGATACTCGATCACGCCCCACAAACGCGAGACAGCGTTCTCGAACACCTCGCCGCGCGGCATGGACCAGAACTTCGATCGCATGACCTTGGTGAACGCCTGAGACGGCACCTGGAACAGCGGATAAATCGCGTTGCCATCGGTGCCATAAGCGGTCAGCACCGAATCAATCTCCTGATGCTGCACGTAGATCAGATCGATGCCTTGCTGCGTCGAACACCAGCGTTTTTCGTCCCAGATGAACAGCTTATTGACCTGTTGACCGGAAAACGAGTCGATCACCGGGAGCAACAGCGCCCATATGCGCCGCCCGAACACGATGGCCTTGGTGGCGGATGGGACTTTGCCCGCGAAGTTGGGCACGCTGCCGTAAATCCCATCCAGATCGCCGCTGATCTTCCCGGTTCGCCCGCCATACGACACATGCGCGCCCCAGGCGTTGGCGAAGACGATGTTGCTGCCCATGACATCGACGGTGCCGGGCCAAACGGTGCCGGTTTCCGGGTCCGAGTTCTGGATGGTGAACGTCGTGGTCGGGGGCGCACCCGTCGTCTGCACATTGGCGATGTATTGGATCGAGGAATCGCCGAACAAATAGAGGTAGCCGTTGGTGGCGAGTAAGGCGGTGAATTTGGCCCGCAATGACGAGTCGTTCGATGTGAGGTTGCCGCCGCCGTCCGACGTCGCGAAATCCACCACGGAACCTGGCGCCGAGAACTCCAGCACGTCACCGTTCACGATCCATACGTGGCCGGAATAGACCTCGACGGAGGTGCCGCTGATGCCGGTCGGGACCACGCCGCCGCTGACCGTCGTGTTGATCGAGAACCCCGTGCCGCGTCCGGGTTGCGCCCCACCCGTCGCGGTGGCGAGACCTGACTGTGATATGTAGGCCGTGCCGGGCGCCGTGAGCGTGTAGGTCGCGACCGGCGAGTTGACCGTCAGATCGACCGTGAAGCCCACGCCCACGCCGGGCTGCGCCCCTCCGGTGGCCGTGGCGATGCCGGCACCGCTATGATAGCCGGTGCCGAAGTTGAGGATCGTGATGCGAATGACCTGGCCGGCGAGTGCCCCGGTGACGATGTAGGTGGCGTCCCCATTGCCGGTCGTGATCGTCCCGGTATCGTTGAGGACATACCCGGCGCCGCCGGCATTGATCGCGGCGATGGCGATCGGAGCGCCGCCGACGCTGGTCACGATGTAGGTCGCATCTCCCGTGCCGCCCGTGACGATGCCGGTGTCCCCTACCTCGTAGCCGGAGCCGCCAACCGACAGCGTTGACGACGCGATCGGGCCGGGGCCGTCGAGACCGGGGATCACCTGGCCTGGCGAGAAGAACGTCGTGCCGTCCCAGATGAAATAACCGTTGGGTTGTTGCGACACGATCAAAATGAATTGCGAGCCGTATTGGTTGATGCCAACCGTCGTCACGGATGGGTTCTGGATTTTTCCGGGGAGGGCGATCAGTCCGCTCACAAGGGTCGCGGTGTTGACGGAAACCACGCTGCCGTCGTTCAGGAAGACGATGCAATAGGGCGTCTGGCCGATGTTGGCGAAGCCGTAGAAGACGATGTGCAATCCGGCCGGAGCGACGTAGATCGGCACGCCATGATCGAAGATGATCCGTGCGTTATCGGCGCCGGCCGGGAAAAACCCGTCCATGATCGCGCATTGCGTGTCCTGGATGCCGAGGCGAGAGGCTTGCGTATTCAGGCCGCTGAACCCGGCGAACACGATTGGACCACCGGACTCGCCGCCTTGCTCCTGTTGGGGTTGCTGCCGACGCCCGCTCATGGGCGGCCGTAGAAGGTTACGACACGGCCCGGCTGCGCGTAGGCACCGAATCGGGTCATCCGCTGGTCAAACAACTGCTCCATGAGGCGCGCGTTGTTGAACGACTGGATTTCCAGGAAGGCGTTGCGGGCCGCCCAATACGGAATCGCATCGGTCCATGGCTCCGGTATCGCCTCCACGCTGTTGTTCGTGAGCAAATCCTGGGGCAGGCACGAACAGTCCCACTCCATGAGGTAGTCCTGGGACGGCGGCGGGAAGAAATAGAACGATCCGCCCGTTCCTCGCCCGAACTGCGCGCCGAACACCGGGACGTATTGGTAGGAACCGCCCGCGTAGTTGCGAATGAGCGCCTGGTATTGGCTGAACGAATAGACGGCGATGGAGAATCGATAATTCGAAAACAAAACTGACACGGAACGAACCGTGTAAACGCTACCCACGCCGGGGAACGGCGAGAGATCGAGGTCGGCGAAGTCGTAAACTTCTTTCCCGCGATGCAGCACGTTCAACCCCGGAACGATCGGATCGGCGGCCGCGCCCGTTCCGGTCGGGTCGTGAATGGTGATCTGGGGTTGGAAATACCCGTGACCGCCGTAGTCGATGAACACGCTGTCGATCACGCCCGCCGTCTGTGTCGCCGAGCCAATCGCCTGATCGCCGTTGGGGAACGCCCCCGCCCCGGATGGCATGTCAGGCGGCGAGATCGTCACTGTCGGCGCCGTGTAGCCGGTGCCGCCATTGGTGATGTTCGCCGCCGAGATTGAGCCGCTGATCGGTGTCAGAACGCGGACGCACTGGCTCCGCATCGCCACTTCGCGGCGGGCATCGTTGATGTCCGAAATCAGATCTTGAGGGTCCACCAACTGCTGGCGCGTATCGTGAATGAGGCGCTGGGTGCGTTGGAGATAATCGAACAGCGTCGCCATCAACCACCACCTTGCCGCGCGGGCGAGGCGCTGATGCCAAGCTGGTTGGGTAACGTCGGCGAAGGAACCTGGGAATAGATGAACGGCGCGACTTCCGGGGTGGCGAACTGCCGCGCCCGTTGCGCGAACGCCTCGTAGCGTTTCAGCATCTCGTCGGCCTGTTGCGTCCGCAACCCCGTTTGAGAACCAAGCAGCGCGAGGTAGGCCGCGAAGTAGGGCACGGCCGATTGCCACAGCGGCGGGATCGCCTCGGGCGTGGCGTCGTCGGTGAGCGGCACAGGCAGACACGCCATGTCCGTTCTGATCGTGTAATCGAGATCTGGCAGGTTGAAATAGAGCGTGCCGTTCGCGCCTTGCCCGAACTGCGACCACAATCTCGGCGGGCCGCTTTGGGGCACCACGTCGTTCAACTCAAACAGAGAATACCACTCGAACGGACGCGCCCGCATCCACACCTGGCCGCCCGCGAGAACATACCAGGCCGTGTTGATGGCGATCGGCCCGGCGACACCCGTCGCGCCGCCAAGCGTGATCGCGGAGAACGCATACGGCCCCCGGTTCCCCGCCGTGATGGCGAGCGCGCCCATGACGCGGATCGACTTCGATTCACCCGCGACCTGGTTGCGCGCCTCGTTCAGATACGCGGTGAGATCAGCGGGCGAGTAAAGCGGCGTCGGCGACTGCGGCGTTTGCAGCAACCTCTGGGTGGAGGCCAGATAGGAAGTCAGCATCCGGCCCTCCCTTCATGCTCATGCCCTCGTTCGCGTGTCGTTACAAAGGCTGGAGGATCACGGAATCGATTCCCGCGCCGGTGGTGAACACCACGCTCGCCGCCGTGGTCGGGATCGGCCCGCCCGAGGCGAAGGCCGCCGTGGGGTTGGACAGGAACAGGCCCGGATCGTTCAGCGTGACGGCGGTGATCGTGCCGCCGGCGTTGGTGGTGCCGACACCTTCGGCCGGTCGGATGCGCAGCGTGGTCAGATCGGCCGTGGGGTTGAGCGAGGCCGGAGTAGGCGTCGAATAGCCGCCCGCGCTCATGATCTTCGCGAACGCCGTCGCCGTGCCCCACGCCACGCCACCAGCGGCGATCGAGGTGGCGGTGATCGTGCGCAGCACTTGCGGCGTGATGGTGGCACCCGTTCCGGCACCGCCCGCCGCCGTCAGCGTCAAAGCGGAAAGTGTCGCGAGCGGAGCGCCGTTGTTGGTGCAGAGCGCCGCGGTGATGGCGTCCGCCGTCGCCGCGACCTTGACCAGCGTCACCGTCGCGTTGGTGATCGCGCCAAGATTGGGGTCCGCCGGATTCGGCACGATGATCGCACCTTGCGGCGCGGTCGGCGCCACGGTGTAACCCGCGCCGAGATTGGTCAGCGTGACACCCGTCACTGACGTTCCGGTCAGCGTGCAATACCCGGTCGCCGGGACGCCACCCACGCCGTTCGAGACCTTCGCGGGCGGGCCGGGGATCAGCAACAGCGGCGGCATGGTGTAGCCGGCACCGGCCGCGTTGATCGTCGAGACCGAAAGCTGCCCGCCGACGATCGGCTGCCACGTCGATCCGCCGACGTTCGCGGTGATCGCGGCGGTGGACTGGGTGAACCCGGAGCCTCCACCCGCCACGACAGCGGCGATCGGGCATCCCGTCATATTGGCGATGCGGAAATCGAGACCGTTCGAGGACGCCTGGATGTGACCCTGCCGCTCCGTCGAGAACGCGCGCCAACAACCCATGACGGGATCGAAATACTGCCACACCGAATAAGTGCCGAGATCGAAGAAATACATATTCGATCCTGTCGGCAGCGGAATGGTCGAGCCGCCGGGAAACGCGATGCGCGCGGTCGGCACGTCCACCGGGGCGTTGAACACCTCGGAGGGATAGAGAAATGCCGGGATCGGAAGACCGGCGCCGCCGATGACGTTTGCCATGTTCTCGTTTCCCTCAGAAGTAACCAGGTCCGCCGAAGCCCGTGACCCAGGCCCCGGAAGATGATTTCGCACTGATAACATTGTATCCGAGTACGACGATGCCCTGTTGGCCGATCTGCCCGAGCGGCACCAGCGAGTGGAAGCCCGACCAGTCCATCGCGGCGTCCTCGCTGATGTAGAATGTCGTGTATTTGCAGTTGATGAAGAACATGTTGCCGACCGGGCAGAAGTGGTCGGCGAAGATCGGCACACCGGCGATGTTGATGTTCGGGAACGATGAGCGGATGTCGGTATCAAGGTTGTAGTTGCCGTTGGGTTGGATGCGGACCTGTTCGACGCCGATGATGTCGTTGTTCAGGACAGCGTAGTCGGCCGGGTTCATGATACCCGCCGTTGGCGCCTCGCCGCCCGCCGAATCGGTGATCTTGGCGATCAGCGTGGACATCGCCTTGCGGTTCCACCCGAGCGTGGCCGTGGTGAAATTGGTGTTCCACGACGACGGGTTGCCCGCGTTGATGAGTTGGCCCTTGAACGCCGAGTTGCCCGCCGCCAACCGGTTGATGCCGCCGTAAGTGGGCAGGTTCGTTCCGTCATCGAAGGCGTCCGCGAGCGAGTTGGGGAACTGCGGCGTGTTGCCGCTTGACGAGAGATACAGCAGCCGCGCGACGTTCTGCCGTGTCGTGGCGTAAACGTCGTTCATGCGGGCCTTGAGCAGGCTGATGACGGTATCGGTCGCCTGAAGCACCACCTCGCCGAATGGCAACGGCACCGGAACAACCCAGAACGCGAGGTTCCACTGTCCGTTCTGAATCGCGGGGATCGGGACGGGCGCATTGAAGCCGCCGCCGTAATTGGTGAACTGCCCCTGGACCATGTTCTGGCCCTGCATCGGGATCGTCACCTGATTGAGGCCGCCAGCGGCGCGCTGCGCGTTGCCCCACAAGAAGAACAGCCCCGGCGAGGCGAAGTAGATTTGCACGAACAACTTTCGCACGAAGGCGCGCTGCACGACCGCCGATAACTCGTTGAACGCCGGCCCGGCGGCCGGGGCGACTCCTAAGCCGGCGAGAGCCATCTATCTGTTCCCTTAACGGTTGGCGCGGGCGTCGGCGAGTGCCGCGCGAATTTCACGGTCCACAAGGCTCTCATCGACGAGGCCACCGGGACCGCCGGACTTCATCAGATCCTGAACGTAGGTGTCTTCCTTGTCGGCGTTGCCGCCACCGAACAGACCGAACATCCCGCCGCTCGTGGTGGACGCGGGCGGTGCCGGGTTGCGGGCCTGCCAGGCATCGGCGGCGATGGACAGATCCGCGATGCCGTTTTCCTCGGCGAACGTCTTCACGGCCTCGATGCCGGCCGCGCGCCAACCGGCCGAACGCAACTGCGCGGCCTGGCCTTCCCACTTGGCGTTGAACTTTTCCATCGTCTCGCGTTCGGCGGCGAGACGGTCACGTTCGGCGAGTTCGGCCCGCAGCTTGTTCAACTCGCCGTGAACCTGCGTCACCGCTTCATTGATCGGGGCCGCCTGGTCGATTTCGGGGATCGAGACGTTGGGGTTCACCACCTTGCGCGCCTGCAACAGCATTTTGCGCGAGACGGGGTTGTTCATCATCTGCTGGACGACGGAAGTCACCCCGGCGGCGGCGTTGTAGTCGGCTTCCTCAACCTCGATCCGTGGCATGGTGCGATCAGCCTCCGCGCCCGTTGCCCGCGACGTGAGTCACGTTCATATCGGTCGCCTTGTTGGCATCGGGGATGTGCGACTTGCGCCCGCCGATGTCGTTCTGTTCCATGTCGACGCGCACGATCTGGCCGTCGTTTTTCGGAACCTTGCTGGTCGGGTCTTGAAAAATCGAGCCGCTGACTGCCATTTTCTGAACTCCTACGCCCCAGGGGGCGGCATGGGGGGTTTCGGGGCGGCACCACCGGGCGGCATTCCACCAGGAGGCGCACCACCTCCGGCGGCACCCATGGCGGCTTGATGCGGCGCCATTTGACTTTGCTTCATCGCCATGCCCTTGAGGGCATCGGACGGCGGCGCACCAGCGGGAACGTGCTTGCCGAGAAGCTTGATCGCGGAGGCGAGGTCTTGCCCAAACGGAGTCGATCCGCCGACCTTTGACAGCGCCATCGCCATCGCATCAACGAGAGCGCCCGCGATCTTTTGCCCTTGCGCAACGAGGCCGAGATTTTGACTCGGCTGCGTCATCGGACTGCTGCCGATCGGTGGCGCACCACCACCGGGCGGACTGCCGGGCGAAGGACCGCCACCCCCCGGAGGGGGAGGTGAAGCACCCCCAGCGCCGGGGGGTGGTGGCATTGAACCGGACAAAGCGCCTCAGCGCCGTCCGTGCTTACGCCGTCTGTGACGAATGTTCATTTTCATCTCCTGTCAGTAACGCCTGCCTTTGCGGCGGCGATTACGGTTGCTCATGAGGGTCTCCTTGGAGGGAGCCTCCGGAATTACTTCCGGCGGCCCTTACGGCGGCGCGCGCGAGCGGCCTTATCGGTCGGGATCATCGTTCTCTCCTTTGCCCCCGCGAGATGCAGGTGACGGGGAGACCGTGCGAACCCAGGATAAAAAATAGCAACTGGTTGAAATTGTGCGGAAAACCGTCTAACACCATGCAACCGCATGATAGGGTGCCGCATGGAAGCGTCGATGTCCCGAAGGATAGGATCAAAAGAGGTCTGCGACCGGCTACAGAAGTCATACGACTGGTTGAGAAAGACCAGAAAAGTGCCGGGGGCGGGACCGCCTTGCTACCGGATCGGCGGACGCTACCAATACCCCGTGAACGAATTCGAGGTTTGGCTTGAAAAGCAAAGATTCGAGTAGTTTTCGGTCACATTTCCTCGGCTTCGACCTTAATCCCCGACTCCGCGAGGCGTTTCGCGGGCGCGCACAGAATGTTTTGCGGGTCCATCTTAAAAAACGAGTAATTCAGCCCGTCAAAACACGATTTCAGCGCCAAAACGTCGCTCAAAAAGAACTCGCACCAAACCCACGGCTGAAATTCAACCAAACAGCGCCTCGCGCCGGTCAAAACCTCGAATTCATGGCCCTCAACGTCGATTTTCAGCAGATCGAGGCGACCGAATTGCTGTGAGTCCAACGTCGCGACCTCGACGCGATCCATCGACGGATATGTTTCGTCACGAAACGAGACCAGACCGAAGTCCTGCGGCTTTGAGTAGTCGATCGCGGGCATTTTCTTCATCTCGAAGCAGTTCCCGAGGCCGTGATGGTGCGGGATCAGGTTCGGGAGGTCATTCAACAACGCCGTGCCGCACAGCGCCTGGTAGAATGGCTTTTGAATCTCGAAACTGTGAACGACGCCGTCCCTCGCTTTGACCGCCCTCGCCAGCGGCACGCTGATCAACCCATGGCTCGCGCCCGCGTCCACGATCACGCAACCGTCCGGCAGCGTCGAGGCCATGCCCACGAGTGCGGCGATCTCGGACTCAATATGAGTCCGGCCGGTTTTGACGATGTGATCCGCGACGAAGCTGCAAAACCGATTGACGATGAACCGGCCGTGAACGCTGTCCAACACGATCCAGGGCGAGACGGTCATTCGCTACCGCTTTCTCGCCCCCGTTATGCCTTTTTCCATCGCGTGAGCGTAACCTTCCGGATCAACGCGCTTCAATTCCTCCATCTGCTGTTTCTGAGCGGCTTGTTTGGCGTGATAGCGTTGCAGGATTTTTTCTTTGTGCTGCAACGGGAGGTCTTCGATCAGCGTGTCGCCCTCGACGATGCCAAGTTTGAAAGCGCCAATCAGCAAACTTTGATGTTCGTCACTAAATATCGGGCTGCTTGTGTGGCCGTCGACCGTGACTCGCCGGTCGTCCGGAATATCCGTCAGGAGGAAGCCTGTTTCCTCCATTTTCTCCGGGTCTGTCCAAAACTTTCTGCCGTCCTTCGCCTGCATCAAACTCAGGCGCAGATCGGCGGCCTTCGCGCACTGTCTTTCAATCAACAAGCTGTCATCTTTTAGTCGACTGCTCGCGACTTTCATCAATGGGTTGGCTTGCACGCCCGATCGAACACCGGATTCGCCTTTCCCGGACAACATATTGTCGAAGCCGCTGATTGAGTCGATGATCCCGATCAGTTTATCAATGATTTGCAGCGTTTCCGGCGGGATTTTCGGCGTGAGATCGTTGATGTTGCCGCCCGGCCCGAGATTGACCCATCCCGACGCCTTCATTGAGGCGTAAGTTTCATCGGTCAGACCATCGCCGGTCACCGCGAGGATTTTATCGACCTGTAGGCCGTAGAGCGTGCGCAGATCGGCCATCGTTTGGCTCAAAAAATCTTGCGGCGCCATAACGTCCGTCAGTTCCGAGCGTCCCCAGATATTCCCGTGCTGTTGATTGGCCTGGATGAGCGTGTAGGGGTGCAAGCCGCTGTCCTGGCCCTGGATCAGCAGGTTGCCGATCTTGAAGACCGGCGCGATGAGGATATCCGGTTCGATAATTTGGATCGTTGAGTAATCGGAACCATGCCAAACCCAGATTTCATGGAACGTCACCGATGGCGCCGACGGGTCGGGACGCGCGCCGTCATAAGCGCCTGTCTGACTGAGAGAGACGACGCCGCCGGGGATCGGCTTGGACAGTGACTCGAACTGAAGCGGCGAGGACGATAGCACCGGATGGTTGAACGACTGTTCTCCCGCTCCTGGCCCGGCAGCGTTGGCTTTGATCCGCGCGAACAACTCCTTGGCGTCCGGTCTCTGCCAGATGCGGCGCCAGACTTCGGGCAGCGTGATCGTCGAGGTCTCCACCATCGCCGGCTGTTCGTCGAGGTCGTCGAGGTCGGGGCGGTAGACACCGAACTGCCACGGCATGATGAGACCGGAGCGGTATTCCGGCAGGCGGTTCTCGCCGGAGACGACCGGCCATTGCTTGAGGATCGACGCGCCGTATTTCAACGACTCGAACACGCCTTGAGCGAACTGCACGTCGGTATTGGTGCGTTCCCATGAGCGGCTGAGAAGCCGGGAGACGACGCGGGATTGCAGCGATACCTTGGCGTCGTAGTCGCCTTCAAAGTCGAGCGCGAAACGAATGTCCGTTGGTGAATACAGCATCGCCGCGCGACGATCGAGCAACGCGAACATGAGGTTGCACATCGATCGGGTTGTATTGAACCGCCCCGCCTCAACGAAGTCGGCATACGCGCGATATGTCGCCTGGCGCTGTCCGACGTTCGAGCGGCAGATCTCGATCAGTTCATTGGCGATGCGGATGATGCCTTTGTCGTCGTCGGGCAGACCCCACAGCGCCTCGGGAGGCGAGTAGGCGCCACGGGTTTTGAAGCGGACGACTTCGGCGGAACTGGCCATGGGGCTTCCCTTGAAGGAGCGGGGTGGTCTTCAAGGGCGGCGTTGGGCCGTTCATTTTCTTGTTGGGGATTGGCGTAGCACGGTTTGGTCAACCGCGCTTGCGGTATCCTGGCATCTGGGTTTCGTTGGCCGGACGATCCACGGTCACGGTCGGGTTCGCCATCGGCATCCTCGGGCCTTCTGTGCCGGCCGCGATGAAGCGCGAGGCGTTGCGTCCATGAGAGGCCCTCAGGTTCGTCATCGCGTTCAAGCCCGCGTTGGCGTGGTGCCCGGCGAGGAAGCTCTGTTGCAGCCCGGCCGCCATGGCGGACCCGTCCACCCCACCTGAACCGCCGACGAAGCCAAGCTGACCGGCGGGTGCGGCGGCGATCTGGCGCGTGATGGCGTTATCGACCGGCATCTCGGTCGTATCGCCCTCGCGGACGTTATCGCGCATGTTCGTCATCTTGATGACGGAGGCTTCCTCGGCGGAGAGGCCGTGAACCTGTTGGGCGATCTGCGAGCGGAACTCGGCGCCGTCCTCCATCTGCCGGTAGAGGTCGTCGGTGTTCTTGCCGATCGTCTTGGCGATGTGCGGCATCACCAAAGCGGGTTCCATGGTCTCGGCCGCCGCGACGCAACCGGCGTAGGGGCAGGCGGTGACGGGATCGGCCGCGATCGAGGGATGATGGTCATACTCGAACACGCGGGCGCACTCGGGGCAACGGTAACGCTTGCGGATCATCTTGAACCCCATCTCCGTTGCCGCATCGCCGCGCGCTGTGCCGCCAACCGGGCGGCGTTCTTGCCGGCGAGGAAGGTGTTCAACTGATTGTCGTTGTAGAGCTTGATCTGGTCAACGATGGAGACACGCCGCCGGGCGAGGTCGGCGTCACGGGTTCTTCGCATCTGCAACAGAGGCCGCCGCGCCCGTTCCTCCCAACAGCGAACCGCCAGCGCCAGCGCCATCACGCGATCGTCCTTGCCCGCGCCCTCGGCGGCGATGTCGTCCCCCTCGCGAGCAATGGCGCGCATCTCCTCCAACGTCGAGAACGAACGAATCCGCAGCAAGCCGGATGAGGTCACGTCGCGGAGGCGTTCGAGAATGGCGACCTTTAGTTGCGATTGCGTCTTAAACTGGAACATCTGCCCCGGATGCTGGCTGTCCGAGCGGGTGTAGAGGTAGTTGCGCACGTTGGCATGGATCGACAGCAACCCGCGATCGGCGAGGCGGTTGCCGAAGTAGCCGGTGGCGATCTTCATCTTCAACTGTTGCAACTCCCGCCACGTCGCCTCGCCGGGACCGTTGATCTCGACGATGCGGTAGACCTGTGAGGAATGCCCGGCATACCATCCCTCGATCGCCGCCTGCACCCAGGCGAGTTGTTGCGTGTTGATCAGCGGCCAGGCGTATTCGGCGACCTGATCCAAGCCGTCCGAGAAGCAGCGCAGAACCTGGATCGCCGAGCGGTCGGAGCGTTCGGAGTGGCCGTAGGCCGGGTCGCACGCCACCACATAGATCGAGTCCTCGACGGGCGGTTCCCAGACCTTCAACTGCCCATGCCGCCAGTGCCTGGTCTCATCGACGGTCAGATCGGCGAAGTCGAAGCCGGGATAAAAGGCGTAAGCGGTGAACTTGTTCGAGGCGTTGGTGTTCGTCTGCGTCGTTAGCACCTCGGATTGAAAGAACGTGGCGCCGCTCTGCTGCCAGGCTTGTTCTTCCGTCCACGGTTGGTTCTGAATCCGCGTCGGATCGTTGGACCGATCTTCATTGTCCGCGTCCGACCCGCGCATTTCCTTTCTGATCCACGCGAGTTGTTCCGGCGTGATCTCGTGACCGTAAAGCGCCTTCACCTGTTTGATGTTGTCGCGTTCTTCATCGGTCAGGGGTTCGGCGGTGTAGCGCGCGAAGTCGGGATCGTCGCGTTCGATGACCTGTCCCTGGTGCGCCCACCAGCCGATGAACACGCAGATGCAGTCTGGGTCTTCTTTGCCTTCCTCCCAGATGTCATGCCACAAATTATATCCGCGCGCCGTGCTCTCATCGATGAAAAGTCGGTTCGGATTGACCCGTGAGAGGGTGTGGCGGAAGTTCTCCAACGCCTCGGGATCGCCATAACCGCACAACTCGCTGCGGTGGACCATCGTGATGCCGGAACCGGACCCGAGACCGCCGCTGGCCTTGGTTTTGCCGACGCCGGCCGACAGCAGGTTGATGCGCGAACCGCCGGCAAGCGTCAGTGAGTAGCGATTGTCGCGAACCTTGCGCGGGAACTCGTATTCGGCCGGGAATTTCTGCAACATATCGATGAGTTCAAGCCGCGCCTCGTCCAAATGCGCCGTGGTATCGAACAAAAGCGCCGATGTTAACTCGAAAATCCCATTCCAGTAGAGGGATGTTGCCCGCACGATCGTCGAGACGCCAAGCTGGCGGGACTTGAGGAATTTGAACGAGTGTATATCGCGTCCCAACCCCTCGAAAACCGTTTCGATGACGATTTTTTGCGAGTTGAGCAGGTTTTCGCCGAGGATAATATATCCTTGGTCTTTGCTCTTAACCCACGTCCGATTGAGATGGGCGTAAAACGCCTGTTTATGGCGTTCGGCGAACTCTGGTGTCCATCCGGCCACGATTCACATCATCCGCATCGGCGGGGAATACAAGATTACCATCTTATAGTCCTTATCAGGACACGGAAACAGCGCGATGACGTTACCCTCAAGCATGGCGAACGATGTTGGCGTTCCACGCAATGAATACGGTGGCTGCTTTTTTTCTCTGACTTCCACCCATTCGGCGGGAGAGATATTGTGAACTTCAACCTCATATGAAGTTCCCGGAATCCTGATGTAGCATCGATGGATTGTGCCAACGTCCTTCACGGTATAGGTGTCCTTGCCCGGTTCAAGGATCATCGCCTTCCCCCGAACCCCGCCATCGGTCCATTGCGTGACTCTTCATCGGCCAGCGCGTCGAGCGCCATCTTGGCCTTTGTTGAAACGAGGCTCCAAAAGACGGCAGGCGATGCCTCCGGATCGAGGATCAGCAGCGTGACCGGCTCGCTTTCACCGGGCGGCACCAACGCGAAGCAGCCGGCGAACCCGTTGGCGGCGTTCAGCGTGACCTTGGCGGACAGGTCATCGAGGGTGCGCGCGGCCTGCGAGGCGCGAGATGTGGTCTCACTCATCGGCCACATACCGATGGCTATACTGACCCACGATGTTCTCCCTGACAAACGTCCCAACGCTCCACGACTTCGCGGCCTTCTCGGCGACGTCGGCCGGAACGCCCGCGTAGCTGCTGAATCTGCCACTTTTCCATTTTACATATAAGGTTCCATCGGAAAACCCCAGAGAGTCCACGTTGCTGCTGGTAACCTGAATCATGTCAGGGATTGGCATGTTGATCTCCGTGGAGTTTGGCTTTGCGCTTCAAATAAGCCCTCTGTTCCGTTAATCTGACGCGATCCTTGTTTCTGATCCTCCAAATCTTCATGCGCTCAGTGGCGGCGCTTCGATTTTTCTCCCTGTTTTCGTGCTGATATGCCAAATGACACGTCTTGCATTTCCTTCCGCGCTTTGTGAAATAGATATTGTCAGGGGTATATTCGTGACCTTTGGGGCAGAAGGTTTTACTGGCGTTTAGCCACGGTCCACCATCAGGTTGAAAGCCGTTTTCCATCGGGGTGCAAAGCACCAAATGATCCGGGTTCACGCACTTCTTATTGCGACAAACTCGATGGTCGATCTGCATTCCCTCCGGGATCGGGCCGACGTGCATCTTATAGGACAGGCGGTGGGCAAGGATATTTTTGTTGTTGACCCTAAGACTGCCATATCCCTGGCCGATCTTGTATCCCTTACCTTGGATCGATCCGATCCAATTCCAGCATCCGCTAATGGGGTTCATTTCCACAAACCGCCAAAACCGTTCCTCTGGCGTTCCATGCTTGCCGGTCATCTCAGATCCATGTCAGGAAGTGCCATCGACCACCCTCCTCAGTTCCTCAACCATAGCCGCGAAAACGGGCTTCCACGAAAGATCATCGCCTTGCCGCCAGATGCGCGTGTTCGCATACCACAGCGGCGTCTCTCCCGTCGTGCCGATGCGCCAATCACGGCCACGTTTCGACGCGGCCACCCAACACGGCAGATCGAGCGCGCCCGCGAGGTGAGCGACAAAGCTTTCTATGGTCACGACTAAATCCATCCGGCGAAGTATGCCGGCGGTGTCGGATGCGTCACGAATGTAAGGACTGAGGTCCACCATCATCGCCGCGCAACAGGCGTCGTGCATCTCCTTCGCTCGCGGCCCGACCTGCACGGACCACAGCCGCACCCTCGGCACCTCAAGCAGCGGAAGGAACTCCGTCACCGGAATGGAGCGGTGCTTGTCGATCTCGTTGGCCGGCGCGCCGGCCCAGGCGATGGCGATGTTGAACGTGCCGGGTTCGAACTCAAGCCGCGAGCCGACCGTGCCACCGGCGAACGCCTCGGCATCGAGACCGTCGAACCGCCTGATCTGATCGTCGCTCAAGCCGAGTGCGACCGGCAACGACATAATCGGGCACCAGGCATCGGCGCGAGGAAGCGCGGCATCGTGCATCACCACCTCGACATTCGCGTATGACGCGAGTGCACCACGCATTATCACAAGCAATTCAGGCGGCATCATCACGATGACCCGATCGGCGATATCGGCGGCGTCCGGAATGAAGCGGGCGAACGAGAGGCTATCTCCGAGTCCTTGATCCGGCACGATCATCAGAGTCCCCACCTTGCCGCCGTCCCATCGTGGATACGGCATGTTGGCGAACTTCTGGAGTCGATAAGGGAAACGCGCCTCAAATAGCTTGAGTCCCTCGGCATACCGCCCATCGAACAGCAGCGCGAACGCGAGCCCCATCTCGGTCAGCACATCGGGGAACAACTCGAAGCCGCGCCGGGCATTCTCCACAACCCCGCGCTGCAACCCCTGATGCGATTGAATGAGCGAGAGGTTGGTGAACGCGAAAGCCACCCCCTGAGTCCCGCCAAGCGCCTCGGTGCCCACCCGCTCCCACAACCGGATCGCCTCATCGGTCACCCGAAACGCCTCGTCATACCGGCCATCGTTCATCAGCGAATGGCCAAGGTTCACCAGAAACTTGTGCCGCAGCGCGACGTTCAGATCGCCAGGCCCGTCGCCCTCGGTGCAGCGAAGTCCGGCCTTGCACGCGGCGATGGCGGCCGGTTCGTTGCCCATGTCGCGGGCCTGGATGGCGAGCAACAGCCACGCGTCGGCGCACCCCGGATCGGCGGTGACGGCGGCGACTGTCGAACGATACGCCATGACCGGATCAGCGGCCTTGATCGTGACCGCGTGGTTGTGAAACGCGAGCGCGGTGCCGCGATCAGCCATGTCCGATCCCACTTCCCCACATCAACAAGGTCGCACCAAAGCACAGCGCCGCGAACACCAGAGAGAAAACCGCGATCAGGGCAAGCAACGTCATGTAGTAATCAGCCATCCGAACCACCGATTGTTTCGGGTTGGGAACTTGGGGTCTCAGAGGCTGCTAAGCGTCCCTGAGCAGGGTCATCGGCCGTTAGCGGCCTCACAGACGCCGGTCGCGACGCACCCGAAACATACGGATGGCGGTCTGTGCAGATGGTGATGGAGAACTGCCGCGCGCCAGATGTGCCGATGGCGGGGGAACGGCGGTGAATCCACTCTCGCGTCGAAGCGCGGAACGATGCCGGGTTTCCGGCCAGACAATGAACGCAACTCATCAACCGACTCCGTCCACAAGATCAATGGCTTGTGCGTGGCCCGCGATCGCCTGTTCTCTCGTGCTGTAGCGTTGCTGAAACTCGTCGTGAACGCCTCCGAAGATCATGGTCTCGAACAACATCGGCGGCCCGCCACCAAAGGCGTGATCCAAACCAAGGAACACGGTGGATACCCGCACGGCACCGATCGTGTCGTTCGCGACCGTTCTATCCGCCGTCTCGAACCATTTACCCCATCGAAGAAGATTTTCCTCCGGAACGGGATTTCCATTGGCGTCCAGGATGTATTTCTCGCTCATCGCAATCCATGCTCCCGACGCAAGCGCGCCACTTCCTCGGGTTTGTCGGTCAGATCGCCCGCCTCCTTCACGCCGACCATGATCGCGGGCGGCATCCGGTGCCCATCGCGGGTATCGCGCCACATATGCAGAACATAAGGGTGATTGGAGATGTAGGTGCTTTCGGGCGGGTGGAACTGCACGACCGTTTCCTCCGGCTCCCAGAACAGCGACTTAACGAAACACATCTCCGGCCAGTTCGGGCAACGGTTCGGTAGCGAGACGGAGACATGCTCGAACCCGTCCGTCTCGGGTTCATCGGCACCAGACGCCATGATCCGCAGGGGCGCACCGTTCGGCCCGGTGACCTCGAACGCGCCATAAGGCCCATACGAATCATCGGAGCCATAACGGCCTTCACGTATCCGGCCGGCGGACAGCTTCGGATGCAACACCGCCCTCATCGCTTGCCCTCCCGCGCGCACTCGTTCGGATCGTATTTGGAACGGAACAGCTTCAGGAGCCACAAACCACGGGCATCGCCCATTGTCGGGCGCTGATCGTGGAGTTTCTTCGCCCGCCGCGCCTCCAACGTCAGCCGACGCGATCGACGGGCGGGGTCAACCCCCGACACGACGGCGATCCCCACCGAAGTCGCGGAACGGGTTGTGAGAGGGACATTCCACGTGGATCTGTGCCGCCGTCAACTGCTTCTCCAGATCATCAATCATCGCATCGCGATCCTTGAGAAGCTCATTCGCTTCCTCGGCGGTCAGTCGGATCGCGACCTCACGTTCAAGATCAGCGATGTAGGCACCCGTCGCCAGCATCGCCGTCTTGCACACCGCGAGTTCGGTCACCGCCGCGCGCCGCTCGAGGCAGCGTTCGTCGATCAGCCGGTCACGACCGACGACCATATCGAACAACCGCTTGTTCAAGGCGATCAAGGTATCACGCTCGCGGCGGGCCTCGTTCAGCGCCTCGATCGGCACCCATTGCAGAACGACCGGATGGTCGGACCCGGACGCGGTATCGAACGTGCAAATCACCTTGTCGCCCATGGCTTGCTCCACACATTATATATATGTCACTCAGCGGGATCGCCGCGCAGGAAGGTGTCGAAGTCTCGCGCCCATCCCAGAACATCCGAAACCTTCCACGGCCCATTGCGCGACGCGACGGGATGAGTTTGACCGCCAACTCCAACGCGATGCGACGCGGGTGTTCACCTCGGGACGGGCGTCAAACATCGCGATCTTGGCTTGCTGCTCCCAGGTCAGCGGGCCTCCCATCTGACCAATGTCGCTCATGCCGCCGGCTTCGGATCATCAGCCGACCGAGCGGCGGATGAAAGCGGAGAAACAACGGGCTTCACCGGAGCGGCGATCGAAGGCGTGGCCGGAGGAACCGGTTTCGTTGCCTCATCGTGGCGCGGCGAATCGCTGCGCGGATCCACCACCTTCGCCAACTCGGCGCGCAAAGCGGCGATCTCGGCGGTGAAGTGGGCGAAGATCGCCTCGAACGGCTCAGGGGAGCCATGCCAGGGACGCCGACCGGAGGATTGCGACATTTTCCATAACTCCTTGACCAGAAAACGGAACGTGACAGGATTATCCGGTTTTGGCGAGAGGCAACCGCCAGACCGACTCATTTCGTGACCGTGCGACATTTACTCAGGTAATTAGACCGAGAAGGCGAACGAAATATATGCAAAGTTCCGCTTAAACACTCAAAAAATGCGATGGGGCTAGACACGATTGCCGCCGGAACGATCCACTTCCCTCGCGCGCGGCAACCGACGCGGAGATGGAACCGACCCAGACCTATCCAGCAAGTGGCGGACGGAAGAAGCGTGCCACCTGGTTCCGCCACGAGGCGTCCTCTCCCCCATCTTCTCCAACATCGCCGCGATTTCCGTGAACGTCCTGTCTGGTCCGCTCAACAACATCCCTCGAACCAACCCAACCAACCGCTCCGAATTGGACGCGGGCATCGCCCGACCCAACAACAACTCCGACGCCAACCCCTCCCGAACCAACAACCTCACCGAACGTCGCAACCGCTCAACCGACCATCCCCCACCATCCTCATTCAACGCCCGAGCCACGTCACCCCACGTCGTCGTTGGACGCAGTCTCTGGACGGTCGGTAGCCACGCCTTGCTCCCATCAACAACTCGCCCGGTCAACGTCGCCGACCGAGACGCCTGGACCTTGGCGATCTCGTCGGCATCACGCGAGCGCAAGCCGGGATTGCCTCCGACTCGACCTTGAGACCGAGCAACCCGCAACCCGACCCGAGTCCGCTCAGCAATCAAAGAACGCTCCAACTGAGCCACGGCGCCCAACACCTGCAACGTGAACATCCCTTGCGCCGTGCTGGTGTCCACTGGATCACGCAAGCTGCGAAAGAAACACCCGCGCTTGCGTAAGTCCTCGATCACAGCCAGCAAATGAACAACCGACCTCGCCAACCGATCCAACCGAACCACGACCAATGTTTCCCCACGAACCATCCCCTTCAACAACTTCGCCAACACCGGACGACCGGCATCGCCGCCACTCGCCTTCTCCTCCAGGATCACGACACACCCAGCCGCCCGCAAATCCTCAACCTGACCATCCATCTCCTGATCAACGGTCGAAACCCGAGCATACCCTATGAAACGTCCCGCCATCCTCGTTGCTCCCAACTCAACACAAAACGTCCGTTTGGAGGTCCATCATAGATTGTCGGTTTCGGGATGCAACAGAGAACCGGGAAATTCTGGATTTTCTTTGGGGGAAGAAAGGGTGTGCGTGCCACGGTTCCAGCCCATCGCCGTCCCGGTGCCGCGCGGCCGAGCCGCGAGCCTGCCGCGAGGCGGGTTCGGGGCGCAGGCATAGGAAAGCGGTGGAAGTCCGAGAGATACAGTTCAATACACGACATCAATCGCCCGATTTATATCGCGTCCAATACTCAAGCCGTTGATATTGCTCACTCAACCGCGTGGCCTGTGAGGCGAGGTCGAATAGACTCGCCAGATCGACGCAGACGCGCCAAATACCGGGTATGAGGGCGTCCGCCAGAGCCGAGATGACTGCCGACGATGCTGGCGCACACATCGCGCATCGCATTTACCAGCGCGTAGAACGAATGCCCGCGCGAAAACGTATGGTGGCGGCTACCGATTTATCCAACCGGCCAAAACCTCGCGCCACGCTGTGCCGGCGTGCGATGTCATGGTGTTTGCCATGGTCGATATTCTCGTATCCGGGCCACTTGCGAGGGATACGAGCAATTCTCGGGCATGAGGTGCCAAATTCGACCGCGCATTGGTGGAAGGATCGCGATCGATTGCCGGTTTGGGCGGCTGAGCGATTGCTCTGGTATATTGGTGCCAGGTGCGCTGTTGGATTGACGTTGTGTAACGAGCTTCGCGCTTACATCGCGGCGCGGGAAGCGGAACCGCCATCAAAGACGGGCGCGCACCTGAAAGGCTGGGGTGGTCGCAAGCGGCCTCGGCCTGAGTTACCGGAGTAGCGGGTTCATGGTCGCGTCTATACAGGTGCGAGCCTCAGCCGGCATGTCCGTCTGTGCTGTGTCGCGGTTCCGTTCGCGGCTTACGGTGCTCGCGCATTTTCAACGCGCTGCGCTCCGTTCCGTTATCGTCTATACGTTTGGCGTTGTGCTTAGCGCATATACGAGATCGAATGTCGATAGCGTATAGTCAGAGTCGCGTCATCTCACGCCAACATGAAACGACGCGATGACATGAACCATCAGCCGAACAACGGTTGATCGAACGGGTTTTCATCGGTTGCCGCGCGTTGCTCCGATTCGCGTCTGCGCTCGATGTCCTCAAGCAGTATATGCGTGAGCGTTTCGCCCGTTTTCCGCGACATTTCGCGCGCATATACGAGCGTGTCGTTCGGCACGCGAATGGCGATTTGCGTTGTGTGTTTGGTTCGGTTTCGATTGCTCATGATGAGCGCATATACCAATGGATCGCGCTAAAGCGTGTATGCGTTTATCGCATGGCGTGTATGCGCTATTGTGCATATACGATTAACCGGTTTTCTGCGCATTCTCTCTTTACCGGACGCGATGAGGCGACGGGGGATGCGGGAGACGCGGGATGGATTTTCTTTCTGACGCTGATTATCTGCGCTCATGCGCGCGGCTTGGGATCACGCCATCATCCGACGACTACGACGAATATCGCGCCGAGATATGGCAGGCGGTCGAGGACGATCGCGAAGACGGCGATGGAGACGCGAGATGAGCATCATTGAAAAGGGCGGACGGCGTTATCGCGTCGAGATCGTTTCTGACAACGATCAAGAACCGCCCTGGAAACAGAATGACGGCGAAGGCATCGTGTCCGAATGGACCACGCGGGCGAAGCGTCCGGGCGAGCGTATCATCGCCTCTGATCGTCGGTCGCATCGGTATTTCGACTTCGCGGCCACGGTTCGCAAGGCGCGCGATGAGAGTTGGGACGCTGAGCCATACGGCACCGGAACGGCTGGCGAGCGTGCTGCTCGGGCGACTGAGGTTAATTTCCGCCGGCTGAAAGCGTGGTGCGATGGCGACTGGTGCTATGTCGGAGTCGTCGTGACGCCGCTGTGCGCCTGCTGCGGTTCGCCCATGAAGGCGAAGGCCGAGTCGTTGTGGGGCGTTGAAAGCGACGACGCCGATTATCTGGAAACGGTCGCGATGGAGCTGATTGAGCAGATCGCGCCATCGGACGAAACCGAGGACTGCGAGGCGTCCTGACCCCTTTACGGTATCCCGCCCGGCCGGTTCGGGCGTGATGCGGCAAGCGAGTCTGGCTTGATCCTGTCGCGGATGGTCGCGGCGGTAGTGGGAGACACAGAGATGGCACGCAAACTCTACACGACAAAAGACAAGGCGATGAACGCCACGCTGGCATCACAAGTGGCTGGCGTTCGCGGCGCGATATTCGAGACGGCGGAGCAATCTCCGATGCCAAACAGGTTCGATGCTGTTCCTCATCCGGACCGTCCCGCGATGATCATCACCGATATTGTGACGGGGAAAGCCGCGATCGTTCCGTTGTTCGCTTATCGCGCGGCGAGGGACGTTCTGTTCGCTCTGTTTTCCTGACCCTTCCTCCGTGTCTGCCGGGCCACGGTCCGGCTTTCATGGGCGAATGGTTCGCCTTGGGAGACTGACGATGTGTAAATATTGCGGTGCGGCGAAGGGTGAATACTGCGGGATGGCGCCGGCCAAGATCTATCGTGGCGGCGAATGCCCGAAGGCGAAGTGACACTGAGCGAATGGTCGCTCTGAGCGGGAGACGCATGATGGCGATGATTTACACGGTCACGGTGACGGATTGGACGCAGCCGCGAGGCTATCGCAATTCCGGCCGTGGCTGGCGGGTCCGGTGTTTCGCGATGCCGGACGACGACTGGAACGCTTTGTCGCAGACGGTTTCCGAGGCGTATTACCGCACGGAAGCCAAGGCGCGGCGGGAAGCGGCGGATCTGGCGAAGGTCTGGAACGCCACGCTTTCGAACTGACACATCAACGCCCGCGCTGTCGCGGGCAAGCGGAGGGGTCGCGGCATGATGAGCCGAGCGGTTACGTCCCTGATTTGGATTTTGCGCGCGGAGATGGACAGGTCACTTGAACGCCTGCCTTGCCTGCCTCGTGACAAAGCGCGTCAGGAGCTTGGCGACCTGATGGCCGCACGCGAATTGATCGTCGATTTGGGCGGTTACGGCGAGACGCTGGATTCCATCGGCGTTGATCTGGAGCTCGCGCATATCGAGTCCGCCTGACTTTGTTTCAACCGGCGGCGTTTCGGCGCCGCCATCGCGGGAGACGTGAAATGAAAACCATCGAATTGCCGGCCGCCCTTTGGGCGAAGGTGCGCGACATCGCGTTGGGCGAGTTGAACGCGCACGATCACGACGACGATCCCGAGTTCTTCGATGACGGGCCGGGATGGTGGACGACTGACGATCAAGTGCGCCTCAACGCGCTTTGTGGCGGCGTCCCGGTCGGGCTTGTCACCGTGAGCGTGACGTTTCCAGACGATTTGTGGCCGATCTTCGAGGCGTGTTTCGAGGTTGGCCTTGATGACGGTTCAACTCTTACCGATGCCGAATACGAGTCGGTTTATGCCGGATTCGGAGAGACGTTGAGCGTCGGTCAGGTCGCCTATCGGAGTGTCCTGGTATGAGACGCGTTCTGTGTCTGACGCTGGCCTTGTCCGGTTGCGCCTCTCCCGAGAACCGCGAGGCTCTTGAGATGTATCGCGCCGGCTGCGCGAGCGGCGACCGGGGTTCCTGCATGATGGTCCCGGTGCAGCAGGACGCGAATGAGCGCGAGGCGTCCGACAATGCCGTGAAAGTGGCGATCGGCCTGATGCTGTTGCCGCTCGTGATCCTGGCCGCGAGCAAGGGGCATGTGCATGGCGGGCGCTTCGGGCATCTCGCGCGGTTCCGATGAGCGACCGTAACGCCCGCCTCCGGGACGCTCTGAACGCCTTGTGCTGGTCGGGTTCGGCATTGGGCCACGCCACCGGCAACAGAGCCTCCACGGGCCGCAGGTGGGCCAATGGGACGCGGGATGCGCCCGACGCGGTGCTGATCTGGATCGAGGATCTGGCCCGCTATCACGACGCGCATCCGCCTCCGGAACCGCCCGCGCCGGAGAGTTTGGACACGTAACGGAATAACCCACCGGAGGGGACGACCTTCCGGCCCGCGCCTCGGGGTCACAGTGGGCATAGGACAGACGATGAACCACCCGAACAGAAGCTCCATTAACGCTCAGGAAGCCGGCGCTTTCGTGACGCACTGCATGATGGACGGGCTTTCAACCGCCGAAGCGCTCCAGCGGCTCTCTCGCACAACGTGGGACGATCTGCTGGAGGATCTGGCATTTGGGCGGAAGCGGCACACCGCGACCATTCGCCGCCTGGCGAAACCGGGTGTCCTGGAAATCGATGCTCGGAACGCTCGCAACGCCGCTTATCGGAACGAGCTGGAAGTAGATAAGGCACACTGGATCGCGTTGTCTGACGCGCACAAAACGGTGATCCGTTTGGCTGTGGCGGATGCTGGCGGGAAGAATTCCAACAAAGCCGCTCGCAATGTCGCGACGGCGCTCGGCATCTCGATCCACGCCAATAGCATCGACACGCTGCGGCAACTGATCGACCCGCGCCAGCCGTGGAACGTTTAACCTCCACCGCCCGCCGGGTGCGCTCGGCGGAGCGAACGAGAGAGATGAAGATGGAAATAACTCCGCGCGAGAAGCTACTATTGAGTTCCCTACGGGACGCACACGACGTCATGAACGCGATCCGGGCGAGAGACGGAACCGCTTATCACCGCGATGACGGGATGCCATATCTCACTCAAGAGACATGGAACGACCTGACTGAAGAAATCAGCGACGCTATCGAGGCTATTTCAGGCGAGCCACCAAAACCATGGCCTTTTGTTTGGGAACTGAATGAAGCGGACAGCGCCGCGTTTGTGGCGGCATTGCTCAACGCTCCCGAACCGAATGCGGCCATCAAAGCAGCGGCCACACGATATAAAGCCGTCCTCGCGTCCCTCAAGGAAGATCCAGACGCGGCATGACCACCGCCGCCCGCTACGCCGCCGCCCTGGCCAGTCTTGGGCGGTCGCCAATCATCAACAAGGGAAATGACACATGACACGCCTCGCACTCGCCTTAACGTTGGCCATGGTCTCGGGACCGGCGCTCGCCCAATCAGTCACATGCAGCACTGTCCTTGGGCAAACGACATGTTCCATCACGACCGCGATCGGCGGGCTGAACGACACCTACATCCCAGCCCCCCCACGGTATGACGGCACGCCTCAAAGATGGGCCATCCCTTTCGACAAGACGACGGCATGCCCATGAGCGCCGCCCGTGAAATCCCCGTCCGCCTCGACGACGGGGCCTACGTCGTCACGACCTGGAATGACGGGATCGCGCGGCGGGTTGACCGGATCGCGCGTCGTTCCGGTCGGGTGCCACTGTGGGACGGCGGAGGTCGGGCGATTGGTCTGGCGCGCGAGGTCTTGCGGGTGGCCGGCTTCTCCGACCGCGGCATCGTCGAGAAGGAGTGGATCGTTGACCCATGACAAAACAGGAAATCCCGGTCCATCTCAATAACGGGAGCTACGTCGTCACGCTGTCCGATGATGGCCGCGCGAAGGCGCTTTATCGGGTCCATCGAAGTGGAATTCGGGAATTGAGGTGGCTCTCCCCATACTGGCCAGCGGATGGAGTATTGGAAGTCCTGAATGTCGCCGGCTTCACACGGATGGAAGACCCATATCGTGCGGAATCGTATCAACCGGACGCCACAGATCAAGATGGGTCGGTTATAACGAAACAGGAAATACACGCGACGTTGCAAGAATTGTTTGAAAAGGCACTCACGTTGAAGGACGGAATCCATCTACTCAGTAGCGATACGGTCTTCGCCATTGGAGAGGCGACGGGCGCGATCAGCAAGGCGAAGGCGTTGGTTGGACGCGACATCGACCAGGAGCGCGCCCGTGCCCGAACCGCTCCCTGACTCCGTGTTGCTCGCGGATTTCGCGCGCATCCTGTCGATGGGGCATACCAAGGTCGAAGAGTCGGATCGGCTCATCTTCGTCGTGGCGGCCGAGCTGATGGACTTCCTCGCGAACAATGGCGACCGCCTGCTTGAACTCGCGATGATGGGGCTCGTGGCGGACGCCAACTGAAAGATGCGGAGAGGCGGGGGAGCAACTGATCCGCCCCTCCAGTTTATGGGAAACGTATGTCCCCGGTCGGTTGAGGCCGGGGACACGCATGACGCGCCGGATATTGGGTGGCGTCAACCGTCGGGTTGATAGGCGCTGCCGTCGAGGCACGTTCCCGCCGTGAGCGCGGTCCAACTTATGGGATGGCCGGCGGGGAGTGGATCGCGCCATGGGATCATTGGCTGATCGGGCATCTGGACCTCTTTGCGCCTCGGGCCGGTCTTGGAATCGATCGCGATACCGAGCGCGTCCATGCGATCCCGCGCGCACCATCTGGACACACCAACCGCCCTGGCGATGGCCTCGTGCGGCGCTCCGGCACCAGCCATCCGGCGGATCGTCGCGTCCTGATCGGGCCTCCATTCGATTTTCGCTGGCATCTGTCCACCCCGTGAGGTTGTGGATTATCCGGTGGATGGAATTTTTATTCAAGCCGGAAACAGCAATCCAATCAAATGTCTTGACGCGAATATCCGGTTGTGCATGACCTCGGGTGGTCGATTCGGCTCTTGACGGGCCGCGAGACGTAAGCGCAGTTTCGGACATAGGCGGTGGGGCGAGGTTTCCAGACCCCGCCCACTTAGAGCCTTTGACCGTGTTGGGGCACGGTCTCGACGAACCGTTGGGCCGTATTTAATTCGGTTTCCGGCGAGTCGCAAGCGTGCCCCGAAATAATATCGAGGAGACACGCCATGCCGGATCAGCCCGTCAATCGCAACGTCATGGTTACATTTGGGTTCCGTCCGGCCGCTCATCGGTGAACGGGGACATCTCGCCATCATTGGCGTTCCCCGAGCAATTCGCCGCGTTCTGGCGGCTGTATCCCCGAAAAACGGTCAAGAAGATGGCCCGTATCGCCTGGTCAAGGGCCGTT